TAAAATGTTTCCAGAACTGAAATTGGTAATGGCGCTTGTTGTTACATAAGCATTGGTCAGTGCAGATATATAACCGCCGCTAATAACAGCATTACCTGTGCTAAAATTTGTAGTAGTACCAGTGGTCGTATTGCTTTGTGTAGCGTTAAGTGTGGTAGCGTACCAACTTTCTACATTTCCTGTTGCAGCAGTAATATTTGCGAGTGCAGATATGTAACCTCCACTAACAACTGCATTTGCTGTACTAAAATTTGTTGTTTGGGTAGTGGTAGCAGTTAAATTAGCTAAATCGTTGATATAACCGCCGGTAATGACAGCATTGGCAGTGTTGACGGATCCAAATGCACCTGCGTAGGTAACTCCAATGTTGCCAAAGATACTGCTTCCATTCACATTAGAGATATTACCACTGAAGTTATAGGCAAACAAATTACCTGCAAAAAGATTTCCCGAGATACCAGCACCGCCAACTACAGTTAATGCACCGTTAGTGACATCAGTGGAGTTTACGCCAGATGTTGCAACTAAATTGCCAAATATTCGTGCTACCCCTGACACATTGGCAGTGCCTGTAACAGTGAATGTATCTACTAGACTGTTGGTATTGACACCAAATCGAAAGTTGGTGAAATCCATATAGGTCAACGGTTTACCATTTGTGGTAAACGCAAGATCTACACTTTGTCTGTCTAGGTCGGAAAAAAGTAAAGCGCCGCTTATTCTGCCAATTGCCACGGCTGCTCCTTATGCAGCATCAGTGCTGTTGAGGTTGTGTACTACTACAATTTTGTTAGGATTCACTCCTGGCGCAGGAGGAGGGCTGGTGAATGTGATAGTGGTTGTACCATTCGTGGTATAATTTATTGTGGGCTGCTGATAAACACCGCCAATTGAAACCAGTACAGCGTTGTCGCTTGATTCTATTTGACTCATTGTAAATGCGGTGGTTACACCATCGCCAGTGAATTCATCTACTGTGATGCTTACCGAACCAATTTTGGCCACTTGATTCCAAACACTGGCAAAGTACATTTCTATTCTGTTGTTTGATATGTTAAATCTGACCTGTCCATTCACTGGTTGGTCTGGTCCAACACTGTTACTACCAATAGGCAATTGTATTGCGTAGCTACCGCCCAACAATTGTGTGTTTTTTAAATAGCGTCCCATTAGTTATACACCTATAGTGCTTACAGTGGCCACAATGGTGTTACCAACATTGGCATTTGCTCTAATTGTGTCGCCTTGAGCCAATACCAGTTTTTCCCAGTCAACAATATAGGTATCCCCGGATGTGATCAATTTGTTCTTGTACACTATGTTGTTGGCATTGGCCTCAAAGCCCGCAGGAACAACATGCAAGGTAAAGGCTGTTGCTGCTGTGTTTGTGTTGCAAAAATACATGGTAGTTACCGCTTGTCCACCAACGCTGGTCACTGTCAATACATTGGCTGCTGCCTGTCCTGAGTCTACTAAAACTGTGTTGTGAATTGCCATTTTATATCCTTATAGTACCAATGCGTAAACTTGTGCGCTGGTTACTGCTGTTGCTGATCCGGTCTGAATTGATTCGTATGTTGATCCATCGTTTGTTAAAGTCCAGGCCCCTAATGTTTCGTTCCAAAGGATTGCCACATTTGCATACGATCCTCTATCAACCTCAATACCAGCTGTGTTTAGTGTTACACCTGCCCCAGTTTCCCCTGCATTTAAAGTTATGGTATTATCAGTGATGCTGAGATCTTTTTTGTAAACGTTGGTGGAATTTCCTCCAACAAAAAGATTACCATCAATGTAGACTGTGTTAGTACTTATAGTGACATTGGCAGTTGGATTGATCTTGTTGGTAATACTGTAGTCAGTATTTAAACTTTTAACTGTGGCCATTATGGGTCCTTATCTAGTGTATTTATGCTAGTATAAAGTTTGATCTAGTCAATAAAAAACCCGCCAAAGCGGGTTTAATTTTATATCATTTTGATCAATGACATTCTACATTTGCAAAAGTAGAAGTTGCTACGCTGTCACTGGTTCTCCAACGATATCTGTTATTGCTTTGATCCCAAACATGTTTGTTTGAGATTCTGCTTACATAGAACCGAGTATTACTGGTATTATACCCAGTCACTGTCATAGTGCTCGATCCTGATGCTGCTGCTGCATTGGCAGCATCTGCTCCTGCTGCTAATGTAGCGATAGTAACACTGGCATTGCTATGTGTACGACTTTCAGTTGCGCCTACCGCATTAGCGACCAAGAACTGTTTAGCACCTTTTTGAGCAATAATATAGGCATTTGCGTGTAACACGCCTGCGCTTGTTCTAAATTGTACTTTGACTGTTTTTACACCTTGAACTGTTACCCACTGTGGACGACCGCCGGTGCCACCAACGGAACTGATTGTTGCACTTACTTCTTGATCAACTAGTGTACCGTCACTTCTTTCGTGACTAATTTTTAAACCTCTTGCCATTTTATTTCTCCTTTAATTAGCGTTCTAGGCTATACGCGGTTAGCATTCCGACATAAGCTCTCAGTTAAGAGCGAACTAATTATTTATTTGATCCGCAATAAATTTGGTCCATGGATCGGTGTTTGCGTACTGCCGTAGTACTTCTAGATTTTTTACTCTTCGCGTTGTGGTAGCAAAGTAAATTTTTTTCTAAATCTTTAAATACACGGGCCAACTCAATTAATACTCTGTCACAACGTATCGTCCACGAATCAATAGTATCGTAGCTGTGATCAATATAATTGTCAAAAGTATCAATTCCAATATACTTACTCATAAAAAAAGCACCCGAAGGTGCTTTTTTATTTTTACCAAACAATGATAAAAATCACTGAAATGATAGATTTGAGACAGCAATCTCACCTAGGTAGTCAGCTGCATTACCGAACGACGATGCTGTGTTAGTTAACTCAACATAACCATAACGAGTCATGAAACCAACTACTGGCTCAAATGTGCTTGGATCTAGAACAACACCAGAGCTCATTAGAGGGATATATGGGCAATAGAACGCTGCTGCATCAGCCTCGCTTGAACCCTTATAACCAACTAGAACTGCTTGGCTATCGCTAGCATAGCTGTCAACATAGATACGCATTGCGCCGTTTAGTGTACCAACAAACTTGGTGTTGGTAGGAGCTTCAAAGGTACCTTCAGTTGTACGAGCAAATGCACTAGTGGTTGCGCTTTGTAACACAGTTAGAGCTGCTGGACTTACAACTGCCCAGTTACCAGCACCACGACGTGTACGACTAGCGATTAGGTTTGCTGTACGGTTGATTAGAACAGCTAGTGCAGCATGTTCGTCACCAACGAATGTAGCAGTACCTGATACAGCAGCCTGGTCAAATGTAAACTCAGTTGCTGCTAGGCTACGTAGCGAACCTAGGATTTCTTGGTCAATTTCAACGGTAATCTCTTGTGCAAGAGCTGCCATGATTTCTGCTTCGATGTCAAGACCGTGCATGGCTTGTGCATCTTGTGCAGCTTCAAAAGTCCAGCGAGCTGATAACTTACGAGTCTTGGCTTCAACAACTTGCTTCAAGATTTGTACATTGATTCTGTTACCAGGTACACCTTCTAGTGTGCTAGTTGTTGCTGCTTTACCAGTTGTTGCTGTGCCACCTGGTGTTAGACCAGAATATGCAACAGCTATCTTGAATGGGCTTAGTGCTTCATCACCAGCTGTGGTACCAGTAGCGTATGGGCTAGCTGTGTCAGTGGTATTGTCTGCATAACGAACACGTAGTGTGTGGATCTGTGCAACAGGTCCAGTCATTGGCTGAACACCAACGATTTCGTTTGCAATAACTGTAGGCATTACACGTCGAATAACTGGTAGAATTACACGATTTAGTGTTGCTACGTTTGAAGCGGCAGTTGCGCCTGCAGTTGCAGCTTCCATCAAGTGCGTGCGAGTGTTCTCAAGGATTACACCCATTGTGGTTCTTTTAGAACCGTTTAAGCCTTCTAACAGAGCGTCTTTAGTTTCGCCCCAACGGCTTTCTAGTAATGCTTGTGTCATTTTTTTCCTTTTCTCCTATTTAGGGTTTACTTTAGCCCTGCTAAACGCTTGATTTCAAAAACGTTATTAGCGTTTTCTTCAACGGTTTGTGTATTAGCAGATTTATCACCAGTTACTTCTACACGGCCTTCTGCTAGCATTGCCTTGGGCTTGGCAGCAGGTTGAGCTGTGTTGTTTAGAACAGCTGGTAGATACTTGTCGTATGCACTCTGCAACTTAGCAGTCTGCACACTTTCAAGGAGTTCGCTCATGACTGCTGCTTTCTCCTTGTTTAACGATTTCAAAAGACTTGCCATGATTTCACGGCGTTCAGTTGATTCACGTATAATCTTAATTTCTTTCTCTTTTGATTCAACAATCATTGCAGCTTTTTCTACATGAGCTTGTGCTTCTTGCAAAGCCTGCTCTTTGGCAGCAACAACAGCTTGTAGCTTGCGAATCTCTTTGTTCTCATTTAAGTGAGTAACAGCGAATTCACTAGCAAAAGCTTCAAAGATTTGACGACCAAACATGTTCTCACGAGCAAGTTGTATGTCTTCTTTGAGTTGAGTCATTTCTGACTCTAGTTTTCTGGTAATTGACTCTTTAACCAGTTCTGCAGATCTTGCAACGAAATTTTGTTGTAGTTCAGCAAGCTTATCTTTGGCACCAGCGATTAGACGAACTTTTGTCTCAACCACTGCCTGCTTGTCTTGCTCGAACTCTTGAATTTCTTCCGCTAATGACTTGATAACAAATGATTCTAGCTTACTAACACTATTTTCATATTGCTTACGGTCTTCACGTAGTTCTTTAATTTCTTCGGCCAGTTTACCAACCAAGAAATTGTTGAACTTTTCGCTGTTTTCCATCATGTGAACTTTAAATTTCGCACGATCTTCTGCTAGAGACTGTTTCTCTGCTGCAAACTCTTCGAGTTCGCTTTGCAGACTTTCAGTTACCATTCTGTCTAGAGCTTCAACCATAACTTGTTTGTCATGCTGATAGCGTTGAGCAAATTCTTCACGAAGTTCTGCACGAACACTCTCACGAGCTTCTAGCAGTTTTGCTTCCCAAGCTTCACTAATTGCTTGCTTGGTATCTTCGTTTATGATGCCGCTGTCTACCAATGGTTTGATAGCATCTAATAACATCAGGTTTCTCCTATTTTAACTTAAGGTCATTGATAAGGCGTGTTAGGCCTTCTTTCAGGTACCGCTGTACTCTTTGATCTTGTGTGGCATCACGAGCCACATCTAACACTCGGTGTCCGTGACGCATATTCATCAAGCTCTCATAGATAGCTCTTGGATATGCATTTGGAGCCGAAGGCTGTGCTACAATGTCAACGGTTATGATATCAAAACCACTTACACGCCCGTCGTTAGCTACTTCTCCGCTTCCTCGGCTGCTGACACCCAACTTTACACCAGATGTGATCATTGCTTTAACAAGTTCTCCCATTGGTGTTGGTAGGATTTTTAGTTTGCCAAATCCGCAAGGACCGTCCATCCACATACCTGTAATCATATGTGACACACGATCCAAATTAATCTTCAAATCATCAGGGTGATCAACTTCGCCAAGGACGCTTTTGCCTTCCTTGATAGTTTCATTGATAGTTTGTACGGCCTTTTGAATTTCCGTCATAGGATATACACGCTGATTTTCATTTTTGACATCACCTTGAATGCATATCCCTTCCAGATACAAATTTTTCTGTTCCTTTCCATCGTACCCGGGCGCATCCTCTTCAAGGATTTTGATCTGCGCCCGGTCGAATGAAAGTTGCTCTTTTAGGTACAAAGCCATATTATTGCCCTAATTAATTACCACCAGGTTCGATACTGTGCTTGTTAATGCCGCCTTCTTCACCTGTTTTTGCTTTCTCTTTCTTTGAGAAAGTGTTGCCTGCTCTTGCTCCTGGAACATTTTCAAAGTTACCTGCATGTGGTAGATCTTTGGTTGTGCCTTTCTTTGGAGCACTTGTGCCGTCTGGTGCGCTTTCGCTAGCACCTTGCACCAAGTTCTTTGCAGTACCACCCATGTCATTCTTGCCTGCTACTGTTGACTGTGTGTTAACATTAGCATGATCGCCACCTGCGCTGGTACCAGCTGGTTGTCCTTCGGTGTTGCTAGGTGCGCTGATTTTTTCTACATATTCACGCATTAGATCAACTGCGGTTTTTTGTAGCGGACGACGCTGACGAGATTCATAAACGGACTCATCCATTTTTTCTTCTTTGTCGTCATCTTCTTCTTTGTCATCTTTGTCGTCATGTTGAGCTTCGTACATTTCCATGTCATCTTTACGATCCATGTCGACCATGTCATCATCGCCCATGTCCATTGTATCCATGTCCCCCATGTCATCATCGCCTTCGTCGCCCATTAGCTGTTCAAATTCGGCTTTTAAGGCTTCTAGCTCGCTTTCAAGATCCATGACTTTTTGCTCTAGGTCGCCTACGCCATCGTCATCGCCCATGTCATCATCGCCCATGTCGCCCATGTCGCCCATGTCCATGGCATCCATGACATCTTCGTCTTCGCCTTCGACCATGCCACCGTTTTGATCGGCATCAATTTCCTGCATCATTGATTCTACTGGACTACCGCCCATACCTTCTTCGGCATATTCTTCATCCATTAGGCTTTCGTAGATGTCGCGACTTTTTTCTACTACAATTTCGTGAAACAACGCACGAGCTTGATCTTCCTCGTCGTTGATAATGTGTTCTATTAGCTGTTCATATTTGTTCATCGGGAACTCCTTATAATAATATGGCTGTATTTTATTTACTAAAATACCTAGATAATGGGGTTAAATGGTGTTTTTTTGAAGGATTTACTAGGACTACATAGGCCCAGGCGCGGCTGCAGGAGGTTTGTACTGTTTTGCTACTTTTTCTAATTTGTTTTCGTGTTCTACTTTACGCACATCATTGGCCATTCGTAAACGATTGAGATCGCCCAAGGTAAGCCGTGTTTTTCTAAGATCGCTCAGCTTGAGAGGCGTGTTATCGTCTTTCTCACTTTGATATCCGGGCTTGGCAGGTTCAAACAATTCAGTAACAATCATACAGTTATTTACTCAATCTTGTTAAATTGCAGCCCCAGTGGGTGTAGTTTGAGCAGGGGCGCCTGCTGGTCCTGGGCCGGCTCCAAGAGGACTTCCTGTACCCGGTGCTGGTTGTGTTTCGGGACCAGGTTCTGTAGGCGGCGCCACATTTTCCAAATCACCAGCAATACCACCAGGACTTATACCAACGCTTCGTAGATTAGGATCCTCGGCTGGCGTAAATTCAATGTCGCCCTGCTCTTCGGCCCACATGGTTTCGTTTTCGCTCATTTCTTGCTCGCTTAGGCCCAGATAACGCTTCATTAACCAGCGTTTGCTCATGTAAGGATAAGCTTCTAGCTGAGTAAATGTTGCAATTCTGGCGCTGTCAATATCAGCTTGACGATATTGTGCAAAGTTTTGCGGTGGTTCAAATATAATTTCAAACAGTTGACTGTCAATGTTAATACCTCTCCAACGCATGAACAGTTTAAACTCTGTATCCAATTTTTCAATAATTGCGCTTTGTAGACGTTGACAATACTGATTAAAACGCCATTCTTGTATTAGAGCAGTACCTACTCTACCGTCATTGTATGCTTGTGTGGCATCTTCTACTGCTACCGGTAGGTAACTGCTGGGAATACGCAAACCACGGAATAACTTGTTTGTAAAATAACGTAAATCAGTGATTTCACCTAAGTTGCTAGCGCCAGGCAAGGTATCTACTGTCGATCCCCTTTGATCAGCTGTAACAGGAAAGAAGTAATCTTCCATCTGTGCCAATGGGTTGTAAGTTGCATCCATCATGTTTGCTCCGCCACCTGTTTGAGTAGGAATACGTCGCTGACTGATTTCATTTTTTATACGTTCAACAAACGCCATGGCCATATGACTGGGCATATTACCTACATCAATTTTAAATACTCTACGCTCAGGAGCACGTTGTACGCGATAGATAATAACACTGTCTTCCAACAGTTCTTTTTGTTTAAAAACTTTGAAAACATTTTCTAACACACTGGTACCAAATGGCCAAAATACGTCAAGGCCTTCGGTAAGACTAAGATGCATGATATGTTCGGCATTTACCGCGGCTTCGTTTTGAGCTCTAGTGAAACGCCCGCCGCCACCCAAGGGCACATTAGGCTGAACATAACTTCCTGACGGGCCGCCCACTTGCGGATGATTCATGTACTGATCGCTAGTAGTAACTGCTGTGACAGTGAGATTTTCAAAGTTGGGGTTGAGGTCTTTGACGATGTACTGCTCGGGCTTTTTACCTTCACTTTCGTTAACAATAACCTTGACCACTTTGCTCATTTCTACCCAGAACAGTTTAAAGTTTTCGGGATCTCGCACAAACACTTGATCACCGTATTTTATTGTATTTCTTACAATTCTAAATATACGTTTGTTGAATTCATTGAGATTGACCCATTGTTGCAGTTGTTCCTTGATGATTTTTACTTCGTTATCAGTGGGTTGATCTTTGTATTTGATATCAAATGGTGTGTTGTTTGCTTCATTTTTCTGAGTCATAAACTCACTGAGAATGTCTAGAGCTGCATTGATTTCTGAATCCATGTCCATTTGTTCGTACTGATTGTAGCGTTCAATACGATTGGGATGTCCAATATAAACGTCAGGCAAGTTGCTTTGATAGTTTCTATATCCAGGATCTGGCAAGCGACCGCTACCAAGTGGACTGATGTTGCTGGGCAAATTAGACGACTTAAAATATTTTTTCCAAGACATAGCGTGTTCCGAGTGTGCAGTATTTACCGTGATCAAGCCGTGTTGTTGGCTATTCTTTCGGACACACTGACCATGTCCTGCATTTCAGAAACTATCTTTTGTATTTCAGCAGTTTGCAGCTCGAGTGTTCTTTTTTGCTGCTCGCTGCTAGTAACCAATTGATCTTTTAGTTCAGTCATGACCTGACTCAGGCCACTAGGTGCAGAAAATGCTGTTTCTATTGCCCGGGTCACTGCTGCTGGCAATTCTGCAATTGGAGCTATATCAGGTGTAGCACTATCTTTGCGCCTTTCAATATCTTTTTGCAAAGAGTCTAAACTGGCTGCAAAAATATTTTGTAATTGAGTGGTTTTAGCTAATAGTTCAGTTGGATCAAGATTAGCTGCAAATTGATCCAAAGGAACAATCTGTCCTGGAGCGTCAAATGTTCTTACTTCAGGTCCTTGTTCGCCCACAATATAAGGAAGGAAACGACCCACCGGACCTCCGTCTGCTCTGGGTTCGGGTACAGGAAAAGTTGCTCGTACCCACCGTTTAAAAATTTCAGTCATGTTGGCCTTGTACTCTTCAAGATCTGTTACTGGTCCTGGAGGCGTTCTTCCAGGAACATCTACACCAAACATCAATGACAGTGTTTGTTGTAGTCCTTGCACAAAGGCCTCGGTTGTGGCACCAATTGCTGTGGCATATTTTGGTAAAGCCTCTAAAGCCAAGTTTTCTATAGCTTTGGCAAATTTTTGTGTTTGATCTTGAGCTTTAAGAATACCGGTTGTGAGATCACCGCTGGCTGTGGCTTGATCTTCAGCAGCACGTTTTGATTGTTTATATATGTCTTTATCTTTAAATGCAAGAGCTACAAGTTCGTTAATACCAGTTGTTAAGCCGCCTAAACTGCCACTCAAGGTGTTAATCATGGGTATTACACCACCAGTTGAGTCTTCAAGTTCTTTTTGTTTTTTACCTGCACGTATGGATTGTTCTACCCCTGCTTGTTGAGCATCTGCTACACTCTTGGATGAGTCGTAAATTATTTCTCTGCCTAATGTGAAAATTCTAGCAAAGTCCTCATTGTTAGCAGATAACAAAGCGGCAGTTTCCTCTGTAATTACTTGACCGCCTGAAGCTATAAATTGTAAAAATCCTTTTTTAGCTGATTCTGGCAAATAACGAAAGTATGCCTGAAATTTGTTGGCCTGTTCTGGATCAGTGAACTTGCTCATGATATCAGCTTGCATGGATTTAATTCTAGCTTCTTCGACTAAAGCCTTGGCATTTTTTCCTGTAATATCTTGTAGCACTTTTAAATCAACAGCATATGCTTTGGTAGCTCTAGCCACATCGGCAGCCTGAAGATTTTTAAACTGCTCCTGAGTCATAGTGGCACGTACAGTGCTTAAATAATCAGCTGCCAGTTCTGCCTGCTCCTCGATCGAGTAACCAAGCGCACGTAACTCATTGCGTAGCGTTCTTCCGTTAGCACCTTGTTCAGTTTCAAATGCAGCACTCACGTCTGCAACTTTTTTAGCTCCTTCGGCTAACGGAATACCAAAATTTCTAATAGACGCTTCAGCGGCTGCTACAGACTTGGTAAATTGTTCTATAGTCATACCCGATCTAGAAGCAACATCGCGCAGCTCCATGAAACTGCCCGAAAAACTGGCACCCATTTTGTTAAACGTGCCCATGTTTTGTATGGTTTCCTGCAGTTCTTTGCTCATCATCTCGTTGATGACCTTGGCGCCGGATCCCAATACGCCGACTACGGCGCTGCTTGCTTTGCTCAGACCTTTGATTACAGTACCTAGTGGGCCTAAATATTCTGTCAGATCGGCGCCAGATTCAATTATTCCTCGTATGCCCATTGTGGCCATATCAATACCGGTACTGAAAATTCCAGCTGTGGCAGCAATAGGGTTATCTTGTATGCTTTTGGCCGATTTAGTAAAGGTAATACTCATGTCAGCCACAGCAGTAGACAGTCGTTGTAATTCAAAAGCAAAGCGACTGTTTTTGAAATCTTGTGCAGCAATAGTAGCAGCATTCATGCCAGATTCAAACTTGCTCCAACCCGACGATGTGGCAGCAGCAGCTGAACGTGACGCACTGGCCAAGCCCGCCATGCTGCCAGCTGCTTCGTCAGCTGAATTAGCAGTACGTTTGGTCGCCGCTGCGGCTTCAGCGTCGTATCGACGCTGACGATTGCTTTGGCTGGCCATTACTCGCAGCAACTCTTGCAAGGTGCTTTCTTGAGCAGCGTTTTCTACATAAACTGGACCAGTTGGTAATCCATCAATTCTGATAGCCATATTTTTCCACTATAAATACTACATCAATTATATTTATTTGGGGATCAAACCATGGCCGTAGCAGCTAATAATCCGTTATTCAAACATTTTCGACAACCAGCACTGTATCTAAAATTGCCAAGTCAAGGACAATTTTGGCCTGACGCAGCTATTGATTTACCGGTAACCGGTGAAATTCCTGTGTATCCTATGACGGTCAAAGACGAAATTACCTTGAAAACCCCTGATGCACTCATGAACGGTGTAGGTGTAATTGAAACAATACAAAGCTGTTGTCCCAATATCAAAGATGCCTGGAAAATGCCCATAATTGACCTCGATGCTGTATTGATTGCCATAAGATTGGCCAGCTACGGTCATAATATGGACATAACTACAAATTGTAAACAGTGTGCCAGTGAAAATGACAATACTGTTGATCTGCGTATGGTACTAGATCGTTTGCGTATTCCAGAATTCAAATCAGAACGTATTGATAATTTGACATTTAAATTTAGACCACAAGCATTTGAAGACAACAACAAAGTCAACATGATACAGTACGAGCAGCAACGCTTGATAGACGCAGTGACCAGCAGTACTCTAAGTGACGAAGAAAAGAAAGCGCAATTTGATCAAATTTTTCCCAGATTGACTGATTTAAGTGTGGCCACAGTGGTTAACAATATAGAATCCATCACACTAGAAGATGGTACTCAAGTGACCGACGAATACTACATAAAAGAGTTCTTGTTCAATTGCGAACGTAGCACATACACAGAAATAAAAAACAAAATAGATAACTTGATCAAACAATTACAGATTGATCCAATGGAAATCGTTTGTTCAGAATGTCAGACAACATATCAAGCCGAGTTAAATTTTAATCAAGCAAATTTTTTCGGATGAGGCTTTTGACCATGTCTGAATCAGACATGCTAACGTACTTCGAACAGCTAGAACGACAGTCAAAAGCCATAAAAGAAGAAATGCTGAGAATGTGTTGGTACATGAGAGGTGGACTCAGCTATGAAGATTCCATGCTGTTGAGCAATGATGATCGTGCTCTAATAGGTAAAATAATCAAAGACAATTTAGAAACTGCTAAGAAATCAGGAATGCCATTCTTCTAAGACTAACTTCGTTAGTCTATTGATTTCGCTTGCGCTCATCAATTTTGTTTTTTAGATTTCATCTAGATTAATTGGTCACTCTTTGCCCAGGGCGGGCAAAAATACATGAGCTTCATCTGAGTAGCACAGTCACTAGCGTTAGAGCATTACAGAGGTGGTTGTCCGGTACCTCGAGCTCCGTTCTTATACAACGGCGGTTTATACAATAGACGCTAGCCTACCATACAAACGTGCTTGATCACTCAAGCGTCTTTATAGCCTTTATAAATCCTGTTCAAACAACTAAATCGCGGCATTTGCGATCTTCATCCCGAAGGGTAGTAGTTGAGTGCTTCTTGCAGCGAGAAGGCTTCCGTCCCTGTGTTTATTTCGACCAGGTCTAGGGCACACGATATTAACTTGTGCGAGTTTATACTGCGGTACTTGTTATAATTTTAGCCAGAAAATTGCTGTAAAGTTGATGTGTTTTTGGGCCAGGGTGTAGATTATCGGTGCCAAAGTCTTGATATAAAAATAAGCCTTGAGTATTGTATGTTTTAGCGTTTTTATTTAATAGATATTTGAATTGATAATAATATTGTTCATTTAGTAAAGATCGATTTAATAAATCATCAATTACTGCATTAAACATTACTAATTGGATGTCGAGTTTTTTACAAAAGTTTATTAATTCTCTAATAGATTCCAAGCATTGAAATAAGTTATTTTCGTCGTCCAATTGATCAATTGGGAAAATTCTGTTAAATGCACTATTCTTTTGATATAATGCATTTAAAGCATGAAGATGATGTAATTGATCTTGGTAGTAATACGGTATTCTTCTAAAGGTTGTTATCCCCCAACACAGTATGTCTCCAGACCTGATGTCAGATTTTAAAATCTGATTAGCAGCCCACCGAATTGACGATCCGGGCGCAGTTAAAAAACTACAAGGCAAATCTAATTTATCGCCTACAAGAGAACCATATCGTTCAGTAGGTTTTACACCAACGCCGTGACTTACACTACATCCTGCGATCCAAATTTGCTTGCTGTTGGTTTTTCTAGTGTCGGCGATAGAATTTTTATATTTTTGACTAATGCATAAATTTAAATTAACAACTTTTACTTGATCTGACAAATAAAGTAATAAAATTTCAGACGAGCCTTGTATGCAGTCGGTGGCATTGGTTGCAGTTATAGTTTTGTGATCAGACCATACTTCCGGTGGGCAGTATACAATAGTATCAGCTGATAGCAAGATTTCCATCACAATTGATATGTCTTTGGGAAGATCTGCTAGCGAAGTGTAGCATACTAGATTGTGTCGCCGAGATTCCAAGAACTCCTGATAATTGCTTGACTCAACTAAAAAAGCATCGCGTCTGTGCGCTTTTGCTTGTTCGGCAAGTTCAATATTGCAATCACCAAAATATATAACTTTGCTCATTTCTTTTTTATGTGCGATCCGTGGACACGAACGCTAATCTGTCCGTTATAGTATTGATCTGATTCTAAGACTTGGTGTCTAAATTGTTCCCTTGCTTCAATATATGAACATTCTGCTCGTGATTTGCAGTAAAAAAGTATTTCTCTAGTAAATTTTTCTGGGCCTAGTGATTCGATGTCTTTGTTTAGTTCGTCGTTTGAGCCATAATAGGTTTGCCAATCACTGTCTATTTTGCTTCTGATTCTTTTTTTCTTTTTGTTGCCGTTTTTTAGTTTTACTGTTCGTACTGTAGTTTTTGAAAATTTGGCTAGTTTTTTTCCTATATATTTGCGCCCAGATACTGTATTTGTAATCAAATATACAAATCCCACGCAATCTTCAGGAAGTGATTCCACTAGAGTGGATTCGAATAGCCATGACATACAGCATTAATTATGCCTTGTAGTCTAGATTACAATAAAATGTTATTTCCTCAATACAAGTATTTTGATTTAATTTTCCTGCATACTTTATAAAATCTGATACATCTTGCAAATTTAAACCATTTCCAGTCCACGTTGGGCGATTTCTGCTTAGTTCTGTGTCTAACCGGTCTAATGTAATCAAAGTAGTTTTAAAAGCCACTTTATTAGCCTTAAACGATGCTGTACATTGTTTACTTGCGTGTGTCAATGCTGCTTTGGCCACACGATATGTTTCAAATCCGGGCTCACGAGCCACAACATGTTTTTCGCCTACGCTGCCAATGTTATAGATATGTCCTGCTTTGTGGTTTTTGCTCCATGCGTCGTATACTGCTTCTAACACATGCACTTGTCCAAAATTAGCCCATGCTTCTTGTGGTGGACCATCAAAGGCATTGTTTACAAACACGTCATAATCCAAACTCAATTTGGCTATATATTCGTGATCTTGTGTAATATCAACGCCGTCTATACGACTAATGCTAACGCCGTTAAACTCTTCAACTAGATGTTTTCCTAATCCTCGATTACCACCTGTTACTAACACTTTCATCTAATGGATCCTCCTTGATCCCAAACTTTGGTAAATTTTTCTCCGCATGTCATCGCACATTCCATAATTCTATTAGAATCAGACCAACTGTCAACCAAGTCGCGCCAAAAATAAGATTGAAATATCTTTTGTAAACTGTGATGTTTTATATCCAATTGGTCTTTATAATTTTCTATAAATTCTTTTACTTGTATTTTTCCTGTGTTAGTAAAACTGGCACTATTGGCACCTGGTTTTGCAAACGAATGAAATCTTGCGTCGTACATGTTGTGTTCAAAAAAGTTACATGGAAGTACAAGCCCTTCGGCAGTAATCACAACTTTGTTACCTAATAAGGCATCACATTTGATTGGTGTTTGTTGTAAATAGTCTTTAAAAGTCCCATACATTTGTTTGATAACTTCTATTTTTTGTACACTGGGATTACGCCATTCAGAATTATTTGGTTCTTCTAGCAAGTATTCTGTATGACCATGCCTGTCCAGTACTGGCCAATTGGGGTATGCACATTCGTTGGCATGATCGTAAAAACGGCCAGTCTTTTTTGGTAAAAAATTAAAGAATCCGTATTCTTTACTCAATTGTCTTGCTTGTTCAACTTGATGTTCGTTATGTTTAAAAACTATAAAGTTCCATTGCGCTCGACCGCCCTTGCGAATAAATGCTCTAGCATTACGTATAGCAATAGAGTATTTTACATTACGTCTATAGATGTGTAAAGTGTCCTCTAGTCCATCAAAGCCAAAATCAATTTGACCATAACCGTTCATGATGGTCGCTATTTCTTCCCAATAGCTTTCGTCATGCACACCACCATTGGTGTGAACGTATAACCATACTGTTGGATTTTTAGTTCTAAAATCTTGAAGAATGTCTAAGAAGTCAGGATGCATGACAGGATCGCCATAACTCCCGCAAAAAAATATTTGCTTTAATTGACTACAATGGTCAACGCTGAAGGCAGCATCAATTACTTCTCTATCTAAATGTATCAACGGCATGTAAGGATTAAGTCCTGATCCTTGTACGTTTCTTGGACATTGGGGGCAGGCAGCATTACAATAAGTTGTAATTTCCAATTGATATTCTTTAATTTTTTTATAATCAAACATCAGGTAAATCTTTAAAAAAGTTTTTGGCCACCTCTAAGGTGTCACTGTTTGTTTTAAATATAGTTCCGGCTAACTTTGGACCCGGTTTTCTTAAATCAATTAACCAAGCTGCTGCTGGAGTAGCAAATTCAAATTTCCAAGCACCGTTGTGACCCAGGTACAAATTGGGACAAATAAAGTAAGGCTCATGCTCGGCCTTGTGCATATAAACTGGAAAGAACTTGCCATTCCAAAGTTCAGACTCTAGCTTTATACAATCAAGTTTAATACCTTTAATTTCAACATGCCTATCTATAACAATATTACCGTATGGATCATGCACATGGTGTTCCGGCGATTTTCCGTAGTGAATTACAGTCAAATCGTGACCACCGTCAACTAAATCTACGTCAAAATCATAATAATCCTGGGCTGGCCCATCGTCCAAAGTCAAATAATCGTCAACAACTATTTTTATCATTGGGTTTCCTAAGCGCCGTTCTACATTAAGATCTATTTCCAGCCTCAATGTATTACTCCTGCCAGTTTGCTTAACCTGTCTTGATATTTGTCCATCATAATCTTCATCTGATCGTCGCCCTTCCAGAAAGTATATCCCAGAGCAACTGCATGTTCTTGAGCTCGTATACGACGCATTATACGCTCTTTATAAGTCAATGTGGGATTGTCTTCACATAACCATTCGGTGCCTTGTGGACGTTGGTTGTTTACACCTATTATTTTAAATCTTTCAGGATTGTTGTAGAGTTCAGTCCCTTCTTCTATTGTGAGAGTGGTACCCAAGTTCACTCCTATAATTGTACCATCAGCTACATAACGCTGATATCTTGTTAGCATGTCTAGAGTGGCAATAAAATCTTCTTCTCTTTCTGTAGGAAACCCTACGATAATTAGAAAATACACATGCATATTAAACTTGCTGTAATATTCCATGTTGTAATCTAACTCGTAGTTAGTAAAACCCTTTCGCATATGAGCACGTACACGATCGCTTCCAGTTTCAACTCCGATTACCATAGTGTCTGCGCCAGCTCGACTCATGTATTCAAAATCTTCCGGACGAAAAGCTTTTTGTCCGTGAACAATAGCATGACTACTATAGCTAAAATACCGATCGGGTAACCCGTGCAGTTGGTAATAGTCCACTAGCAACTCATTGAATTGTCTCAAATCCCTGACACTACCGTTGCACAAAGCATCGTGGAAAAAATAATCACGCACGCCATAAGATTCATAATAATGAATCATTTCCTTGGCCAATTGTGATCCGGTTTTGAATCTGAAGCCCCCCTGCATGGTAGGAATGTCGCAAAACGTACAATTGCGTACACACCCTCTACTGGTTTCCATGGGAAGCACACCAGACCGGTACCCACTTTGATATTCGGTGATTTTAAAATCACCGAAGTCCATGGGTCGGTGTTTTTTTACATCGCTGCGTTCGGCAAAGAAATCTGTATCGATACCGGCAACCAAATAGTTGCCTTTGATAATTTCCGGTATGGTTGTTTCAGCTTCGCCACGTATCCAATGGTCGATTAACCGTTCTTTTTTTAAATAATGAGCAAATTCCGGACGTTCGCTAAAACTGCCATTTTCTTCTCTAATCAGACCTTGGCCGCCCACAATTACTTCTATAGTACTATGGCATCTAAATCTTCGTAAGAATAATTCTGTAAATCTTTGTGCCTGCCAACTAAAAACACTAATTAACAATTTTTCAGGTGATATTGACAGTATTTCACCAATCCACTCATTAATGAACTTAAACAAGTTTTTTTCTGCTTCAATTGATAGAATCCTGTTCTTTACAAATAGATATTCGTCAATTTCATTGAACAGTGCGGGTTTAATTGAATTTTTAAATTGTGTAAAATAATCTATATTGATATCTAAAATTTTGCTACACAAATTGTGTTGGTTAAAAATTTGCTTGATGATTGCAGGTGCTGCTGCTGGGCGCACCGGTGCTACTCTTGGTATACTTAGGATAACTGCGTAAGTATTCATGGAATTGATTTTGTAGTCAAAAGATCATCGGTACAATTTGTGCATCTTTCAAGTCTACAAGTTGTAGGTTGATCTAACAATTTAAAATCCTCAAATAGAACACCTAAAAAATCATTTTCGCATTGGGCACCGTAAACATTAAGTTTGCTGTCAATCAAGATATAATCTAATCCAGCGTTACATTTCCAGCCTTGCCAATAATCAAGCTGTTCACTATGTAATCTATTAGAATACATTAAATATTCGTTGCCTTTTTCGTCGCGAACAACTACATTATAATTATAATCAATTAATTGCTGCATAGTTGTCAAAATCAAAAAGATTCAAATTATTGTTTGTTTTTGCCTTATCTCTTATACGTAAAGTCCAATCAATTTCTGAAATTGAAAAATTTATATTGTGTTGATTTAAAAATTTTTTGTAAATTTCAATGCGATCTTTATGCCAAGGTTCATTCATTATGTTAACATGCACTGTTTTATTAAGTCCTGTAATGGCATTTTTAGCACACAACACATTATTAAAAAATTTGTTTTCATTTAAAAATTCGCTATGTGTAGAAAAACTTATCCAATCTAAATATTCTAATAGATCCAAATATAATTTTTGGTTAGCAGTGCCATTAGTAACTATTCCTATCAATGCCAACTTATCTCTATATGAGGTTACAAGCCACTGTATAAAAGGCAACAGGTCTTGATTTATGGTTACTTCACCTCCGGTTAAACTTATTTTATATTTTAAGTTTCTGTGCTTGGTTTTATCATAAATTTCAAACCAACATTGTTTTAACTCATTCAAAGTCTTAGTTTCTGAGGTCAAACTGTGCCACTTTTCAGGACAATACATACAATCAAAATTGCATCTATCATGCAGGTGCCATGCCACTATAATATTACGATCTACAGGTGACACACTTACTATAGGTATTGATTTGTAGCTCATTTAATATCAACGTCTGTATTATAACTAGTAAATCCGTTTTCTTTGATTACACTTAATACGTTGTTAACACGACCTGCTAGCTCATCTTTGTGACTAACTAACCATACACTACGATTACCTTCTCTGCTCATTTTTTTAAGTATGGCCAGGCTGTTTTCAACACCTGAACTATCCATACCAGTATCAATCACTTCGTCAATGAACAACAAGTTAATTGGTTGGTACAAACTTTCCCATACATCACGGAAAGCCCAACTTAGACTTAGAATCAATCTATTACGTTCGCCGCGACTTAGGTTATCAAAATCTAATTCTCTGCCTAGCTCTTCAATACTTACAGTAAGATCATTTTGAAATTTAACAGTATGCGGCAGTCCAATACGATCCAAGTACTGACTTAATCTAGAATTTAAGTAAGATAAGTTTTGATCAATAATACGTTTACGTATAAAACTGTCTTTGTTAGTTAGTAATTTAAGCAAAAATTCTTGATGTTCTCGAACATTAGCAAGTTCATTGATTGAATCGTAACTAACTTCCTCTACAGCCTTTGTTTCCATTTCACGAATTTGTTCCGCATACGGATCTTGGTCACTTTTCTTTGTAGCAAGTTGTTGCTGTAAGTTTGCTACGGTATTGCGGTGATTAATAGCATCTTCCTTGCGATCGTAAAACACCGTAGGAATAGGACCTAAATTACCTATCAATGCAAGTGCATCTACATGAGACATCAGCTGTTCATCGTTGGCCAAATACTGTAGTGAAGTTTCTTTTAGTGTGTTTCTTTTTTCTTCTAATACCTGTTCGTGCCGAGTATCATGTAATGCTTGTCCACAGGCATAGCACTCGTGCTTTTCTAAAGTTTCTATTTCTCTTTTAAGTTTATCTAAGGACTTTAATATTCTGACTTGATCAGTTTCACAGGCTACTTTCCACCGATTAATTTCTGCGGCTTTTTTAGTTTTTTCATTGTAATCATCAAGTAAATCATGATTTAATAGTTCTTGATCAATATCTAAATCTCCTACAACACTTAACGCTTGCTCTAGTTCCGCAATTTCATTTAGACGTTTAGTATTCCATAATGTTTGTCTACGACGTGTGGCTTCAATTTGTTCTTGGATACGAGCATTGGCATCGGCCACAGCTTTAATTCTGTATTCTTCTTGAGTAATTGTATCTCGGGTGGCCTTTAATTGTTCCTTAAGAGCGTCGGCCTTTTCACTTAGCATGGTAATGCCCAGCAACTGTTCAATGATAGCACGTTGGTCATTGGCCTTTAACGCCAGGAACGGTTCAGTATAAGTGTTCAGTGCAACGATATGCTTGAACATGTCGTGACTCATACCTAACATGCGCTCAATTTCTGCTTGTGTTTCTCTGCTATCGCCCTGACTTTCGTCTGAGATTTGTTGTTCCTGCCCGCCCACGTAGAATGCCATAGTGTTGGGCTTACGACCTCGCTCAATTCTGTAGTCAACTCCGTCTTTTTCAAATTCAATAGTGACCAACATGTTCTTACCATTTGTTTTGTTGATAAGATTGTCTTTTTTGATATTGGTCAATGCACTACCATACAACGCATAACTCAGTGCATTGATAATGGTTGTTTTTCCTGTACCATTACGTGCGCCTGTATCGTCGCCACCGAGGTCCAAGTTCTGACCTAGTACAAGAGTGAGATCCCGACGATCAAACTGAACAGCCTGGGTAGCATTACCCACGCTCAGGAAATTCTTTACGGCTAGAGTTCGTATTTTAAACATTGTATGTGTTGGTATAATAAGTCTGATAAATGATTATGTCCATCTTCAAGAATATGTCCGTGAGGACCAATTGGAAATTTTTGACTTAAATCATTAATAGTAAAATTATTCCATTTGTAAAATTTTTCTGTATCAATACATTTGATATAATATTGTATTTCGTTGTATTCTGCAAAAATTTGCTCATCATTCATGAGATCAAAATTTATTAAATCTTTAACAGAAGATATAAATTTATGTTTAGGAGCAAGCCATTTGCTTAGATCATTTGGAAAGGTGTTAATCATTAAATAATTTTTTTTAAATTTTTCAAAGCAGCTTTGTAATTGAATAATTTGCTGCAACCAAAGTTTGAATGAAAATAATTCATTGTGCCAATGCTTGTATAAAGTTTTGCCCCAATTGGTATAAAAAGCATTATCGCAATAAAGTTGATTCTTCAACAATGGGTTAAAATTTATTTCATAATTATTGTCTGATTTATAAAATGTATATCGACTAGTGGCAGTCCACGCAATAATGTATAAATTACAATTTTTATTAAAGTTTTTTAAACTTTGATATACAGTTCTATAATTTGTACCACCACTAACAGCATCATTAATCACTGTTGTGTTAAGCTTTTTAGCTAAAAGATAAGGCCAGGAATTATTTGTATCACTTAATTCGTAGCCAAAAGTAAAACTACAACCATTGGTATAAATCATAAATTTTTATAAATGTCAAGCAATAGTGTTTTATTGTACTGCTCGCTTTGGATATTAGTAAGTTGGTTAGTTACAATTGTATCTACACTTTCAAACATTATATTACCAGTAATATCGTAATTGATATCCTCACTGATTGCTTTTTGAGGAATAAGGGTAATTTCTCTGAGATTGTAAGTATTTACAAAAGTTTCTTTGATAAATGTAGCTTCTTCATAACTAATGTCAACATCAAGATTCACACGAACATGCATGCCTTTGTGTAGTAGCCGATCAGTGTTGGTCAATACATTGCTGAGTTGATACACACGATATCTAGGTTGGTCAGGCCAGGAATGATACTCTGGCTCTGCACCCCACTCTAAGATCATCATACCGCGTTCGTCGTCGTGATTGTCTGCGTAATTGTGCGGAAAGCAGTTGCCAATGTAGGTGATGTTTCGTTGCGTCTGTCGTTTATGAAAATGTCCAGTAAATACTCGTTCAATACCAGTAAAGTCTTCTCGTCGGACATCTCCATGGTCCGGCATCTGCACCATTGCGTTCATGTAGAATGTAGGCAGTTCAAAATGCCCAAACATGTATTTTGCACTTAGCTTAGGTATACGTTTGTAATCATCCCCAACTAGCCAAGGGGCCACAATAACATCACCGTCGTGTAGCCAATCATTACAAATGACAACATTCGGTAGATGTCGAGCCCACTCAACACTTTGGACATCCCTCTTGTCCCTATAATATAAGTCATGATTGCCAGGAATGAAGTACACACGATCGAAGTTATCGTTGAGATGTTCCAGAGCACGGAGACTATAGTTAAGAGTGACAATATTGATACTAGCACGATTGTTATGCCAATCTCCAAGAAAAAACGCTGTTTCACATCCTTCCTCCCGTGCTTTAGCTGTAAACCATTTGATAAAATTCAAGCAATCGTCGTTGTGAGTTTGACTGTTGCTCTTTAAACCAAAATGTATATCTGTACAGACTGCTGCTCGTTTAAATAAGTTAGACATCTAGTAATTGTACACGATTTAACAAAGTGTTTGCAAGATTTTTATGACTCAAAGGACCAAAATGAAGATTGTCGGATCCCCGATCAACAGCAAAGTTAGTCGCACAATAAAACTCCGGATATTTTGAATACCTGTAATTAAATTCCATATCCCTACTATCAACACAAAGAACTATAAATTTAACTCCAATGCTTCTTAGATATTGAACACCAATATTAACATAGCTTAGTTGTAAAAAGAAACATTGCTCATTTGTATATGTTTCAATTAATGTTCGATTGTTACAATTAGCGAGAACAATTTCTTGAACATGCTTGCCGTTAAAAAAACTTAACCTATACGGAGAAGTAATTTGCCATACAACAATATCATCTTTTTTTAAATTAGAATTAATTAATTGACGTAAACTCCAGTGAGTAGAACTACCTGGTTTTGTAATTAATTTTAACGGAAGATTTAAACCTTCAGCTAAATGGTTTCCATAAGGTTTGGAATTATGGTTTAACCCGGTACCGTGGCTGTGACTACAGCCATACACCCACAGGGTACTTTTGCTATAACTTGAATTGATATCAGAATGTTCAGCAAAGGACAACACCTCGTCTCCAAGAAAATTGTTAACGTGCATAGTGTTTACATAAGACAAAAAATTTAAAGTGTCTATAGTTATTTCTTCGTCTTTGATAAAATTATTGTCTATGTATTCTATACTATCAAAATAATGAACTATAGATAACAATTCATGGATTGTTAGATCCGCCAGCGTCGTATGATATTCTGTTGAGGTTAGTTTAGTATTAATATTATCAAGCAATATAGAGTTTTTGTTGACTGAATTAAAATTAAAAGTTGGGTGAGTGATGTAAAGTTTAGTCATCATTGTAATCGCCAGATGTTTGCCCGCCACCCCATGATCCCATACCCTGTCTGGTATAACTTGGAGTAAGTCCATTCATTTCAAGAATATCATCTCGTAAATTTTGATTGCGTTTTTCAATGTTGAGGACTCTAGTAAAACTATTAGTGATAGCGGCAGTATAATAGGCAAAAGGATTTTGTGACTTGCTCTCATCAAATTGTAGTCCTATCTGTGATAATTGTAGTAGTGCTTGCGAACGCATTTCATCATTGTATGTATAACCGCGCCAGTTTGAACGGGTAGCGTAACGCTCGCATAATTTCATAAACATGTGTGCTAACTTTGGAGTCATTGTTCCGTGATCTTTAGAAAAATGTCCTCGCTCTAGATTGCCCTTCCAATGGCTTTTGCCTACGCAATAAGGTACACCCGATTCATCAATTTTGTAGTGTTGAAACGGTGGAAAATTTACTTTGGTATATTTGGTTGCACTGGGTACGTCCAAACTGTCATCATATTCGGTTACAGGATCTTCGTCATCTACTACAATTGCAATTTTTGATTTTTTGGATTTAGTGGTGTCAATGGGCACATGTTCCCAAGTCATAACACGGAACACTATGTCAGTAGTAACAACTTTGTTGGGTTTTACGGCAAAGTCGTCTAGTTTTAATTTAGTAGCACTTGCGGCTTGAGCAGCATCGTAAGCAGCTCGTCCTAGTCGCTCAGCCCTTAGTTTTCGACCTTCTGCGATGTTTTTTTTGTTTATTTTGTCAACACTAGGCAAAATTATGTCGTAATGCCCATCTTCTGGTGTTAAAAAGCTACAATAAGTCATTTTGCTTTTGTGAATTTCTTTGAGAATATCTCTATTATTCAGATAGTTGTGTTTCATTGGATTCCTTAAAATACGCAGTTAATTTAGCAAATAAATAATAAAAAAGCAAGAGGAATTTATATGGCAGTGGTAAACCAAATACAGTATAAAAAGAATGTGGCATATAACCAAGGTGCTAAAGAACAAAACATGACCGTAGAAACTCGAAAACAAATAAATGGCGGTATTTTCAAAAGTTTTCCTGTTCCTGAAAAAGGCCAAATTACTACCAGTGCCGATCCCAAAGATGCCAGAATGACCACGGCTGGATTTGTCAAATGGGGTGAATCCGAACCAGCCAGCACCAAATTTGGAAATAGTGACGAAGCCGGTAATGATTGGCGTGTGCGAATCAGCATCCATCCCAACAGTAAAATTTTATATTATGATCCAGCTGCTTTACCTCCTGTGGCCGGGCTAGTGGCTCCATTAAAATTTACTGATGGTTTCATCTTTCCGTATGTGCCAACAGTAACAGTGTCCCATACTGCAAATTATTCTCAAGTGCCGCTGACTCATTCTAATTATACTCAATACTTTTACGAATCAAGTGCTGTTACTGCTATTAGCATCAATGCTGATTTTACAGTTCAAAACATAGAAGAGGCCAAATATTTTTTAGCTGGTTTATACTTCTTCCGAGCATTGACCAAAATGTTCTACGGCTCCAGTGGAAATTATCAAGGGAGTCCACCCCCAATAGTGTATCTTGACGGATACGGACAGCATTATTTACCGCATGTGCCATGTGTAGTAACCAGTTTTAGTCATACTATGCCATCAGACGTGGATTATATAGAAGTCACTACTCCGCAATCAGTAAATTCTAAAACAGATTCAAGAAGAACGCCCGGCGGTCCTATGGGATCCATTATATTACCTCAAGTGGCACGCACCAATGCAGGCAGCGAAATCCAAACACAAGAGATATTATCAGCATTCAATCGTGTGCCAACAGCCAGCACTTTTAGTCTTACATTGCAACCTATTATCAGTAGAACCAAAGCAATGAATTTTGATTATTCTGAGTTTGCACGTGGTGTCATGATTGGTACTAAAGGTAATGGAGGATATCTATAATGTCCAAAGTAGCCTACTCGGCATCTAGCCCGTATTTTAGAACTGGTTCTTTTGGAATTTTTTTAGACGTAATGACCAACAGGCCAGTCAGCAAATTGACAGATGATGTATTATACGAAATAGACAGTGTATACGAATATAGACCCGACTTGTTAGCATCAGACCTTTACGGTGATTGTGGTTTATGGTGGGTATTTGCACAACGTAATCCCAATGTTCTAATAGATCCACTCATGGACTTTGTGGCCGGCGCTAGAATTTATATTCCCAAAATACAAACTCTCAAACAAGATCTTGGAGTGTAATCAGTGGCAAAAAAAACTCCTCAAGAATTAAGAGCCGAACTAGATGCTCTTGATAAAAAAGTACGCGAACAAGAGTCAATCGCACTTAAAGCAGCAAGACAGTTTGGTAGTGCAGCTACCAAACGACTAGAAGCAGCCCAGGCGGAAGCCAATCGGTTACGTGCTCTAGCCACAGAAAAATTTAAAGAATATGCGGCTGCGAATAAAGACAATCGTTTGACCTTTTTAAAGGCCGAACGAGAAAGATTGTTAGCCGAAGAGGAAGCATTAACAAAAGAATACAGCCTTGGACCCAACAACACGTTTTTAACCGGCGCCAAGTTGGAAGCCTGGGAAGCCCGAGTTAGACAGAACAACAAAGATCTAAGCCAAAATTTCAAAGATATACAGGCTGAGTCAGGAGAAAATGCAGCAAAAGGACAAACTGCACAGGCACCGTTCAATGCTAATTTTGCTCCTGACAATCCTGGCACCGGTAAAGCTGATACTACACAAAATGTCAATCAAGAACTTAATGCCGATGAAAAAAACAATCTTTTAAAAGGAGCAGCAGCTCAACGTGCTTTGGATCAAGCACAAGATCCAACCGCGGCCAACAAACAAAATCTCAGTAAGACGCAAGGATCTGCCGTCAAATCAGAATCAAATTTTACCGAAGCCGGTTCAACAAATTCAGACAATTCGGTTGTTGGCAATGATGTTACAGGTAAAAAAAGTGATTATGAAAATAATTTTAGTCTAAATACGAGAGGTGCTCGTGTTTTTACAAATAGATTACACGCTTACGAAAGCTATACGTATAGAATCTCTTTATTTTTGTTAACTAGGCAGGATTACAATGTATTATCTACTAACCCAAAAAATTTTACGCCTACTTTTAGTTTAATCAGCAGCGGCGCCGGATTCGGAGCTCCTGGAGTCATTACTACCACCTACGAACGCAAATCCAGTCCATGGGGCGGGTATGAAGATGTGCCCACTACACAAACCAAAGCTGGCAGACACCCCGATTTTCAAACTGACTTTTTTATTGACAATCTACAGCTTTTAACAGTTGTAGGTCTAAATGCACAGACTAAATCATCAAACGCAATTGAAATATCTTTCAATATCGTTGAACCTTATGGACTGAGCTTGCTAGATAGATTGCTCAGTGCCTGCGAAACTAGCGGAGATAGAAACGCAAACTACATAGCTCAACCTTATCTATTACAAATTGACTTTTTAGCCAGCCCCACAGATGAGATGTTGTTTTCTGAGAACAAAATCAACAACGTGATTGACACCAAGAGAATCGCAATAAAAATACAAGAAATGAAAATTAAACCTTCAGGCAGTGGCACTACATATGCTGTGAAGGCCATTCCTTTTAATCACACAGCATTCAGTGTTACCGCTGCAGCACTACCTGTACCAATCAAAGTAGAGGCAGGCACAGTGGGTGAATTCTTCAGTAACAGCGAGGATTTTCAAAAAATATTCGCAAAAGAATTCAAGGTACAGGAAGAAAGACTAGAAAGCGAATTAAAAGCATGGATAGATATAGAATTTATTAGCGTAGGCGGACAACCACCGCGACCTGAGCAATTAGAAGCCAAACGTGCCGCATTAAAAAATGCAGACAGTTACAATTCAAAAAGTTATACTGCTGGGTACAACGAGTACATGACCACCATTGCTAAAGATCAGCAATTGACCAAATTACCTCCAACTAAAATTGCATTTGCTATTGATAGTGAGTTTGTAAATTCTCTAATAGTTTCTGATAGTACTTCACAAAACACTGATGGTCGTATGATTGATCCTCGAACTACTGTAGGACAGACTGACCCGGGTTATAAAACTGTAGAAAGTTTTAATATCCGCGAAGGCACAAATGTTATTGAGGTAATTGATCAGGTGATGGCTAAAAGTCAATATATCAAGAGTCAAATTAAAACATTGCTCAAAGAACAGGCCGATCAACAGGCCAAGGAAGATTATAACAAAGGCAATGCCCGTACCAAAGATACTTCAGTGCCACAAAAAATAAATTGGTACAGAGTGGTACCCACTATTGCCTTGAATGATTTTGATGCTGCAAGAAATGATTACAGCAAGACTATTCTCTACAACGTTTTGCCATACAAGGCCGTAAATTCCTATCATCCCAATTTTCCAAAAACAACAGCAGAAAGTGTGGCTGCAAAAGTGGTTAGGGAATATTTTTATGTGTACACTGGACTTAATCAGGACATAATCCGGCTAGATATAGATTTTGATAGTACTTACTTCACTCAACTAACCACATATAGAAATCAAGTGGCTAGATTAGGAACCAACGCACTAAGCGACCCAAAAGACTATCCTGACACTCAATTTGGTTTTCGAGCCAATTCGCAACAGACTATTTTACCAGGTACTATACATTTTGTTGGTTCGAATAAAGACAGTAACGGCATGAACACTGCCACAAACCCAGAAGAAAGAATAGTAGCCGACTTGAGAAAAAGCATATACACAAGTCAACGCGGCGATCTGCTGAACATAAAAATGCAAATTACTGGCGACCCTGCTTTTATAAAACAAGACGATATCTATTACAATCCTGGTACTCCGGCTGAGTATTTGGAATTTTCTCGCAGTCGCACAGATCGTGCCGAAGTCCCAATAAATTCTTCTGGACAAATATTGTTTGATAACGAACAGATATTTGTAAAAGTGTATTTTCAAAATGCTGTTGACATCAACGATGATATAGGCATTGTTAACAAACAAGAGGTGCTTCAAAATGGCCGTAGAACAGATGGAACGTTTACTGGGGTGTATAAAGTACAAAAAGTTACTAGCGAATTCAGTCGCGGTCAATTTACTCAAACATTGGACTTAATCAGGATGCCCGACATATTGCCCGAAACACCAGTTCCGGCCGGGCAAACAACACAAACAGGAACAACAGAAACTACAGCAAGTGCAAAGGCAAGTGAAGAGGCTGATAATAGCAAACGATCAGTTATATCTAGTAATCCAACAGGTGTAGCACCAAAACCGCAACCTCGCCTTGTAGAGGCTGCCAGACAACCAGCTGTAAGTGATCCTGCTATAAACAACGGCAATGGTAATACGCAACAAAATTCCAATACCTATCAATCTGCTCCACAAAACGCCAATAATGCTCAAAACATAGCGCCTCAAAACTCAGCAGCGCGGACATTCAGTGATGCTTTTAGACAGGCCAGAAAAGACTTTGGTAACAAGCCCGGCGGCTATTTTGAATGGCGAGGGAAATTGTATCAAACCAATTATCAAAACGAACCGTTTGTGGCCAACCCAAAACCAGTCTACCCAGGAGCAAACGAATAATGGCAAACAATGTACAAAAATTAAATCGAGTTCCAGACTGGGCCGGATACACTTACAAAACTGGCGTCAATCTCAATTCTGGACCTTACATTGGTATCATAAAAAACAATGCCGATCCAGCTAGACAAGGACGTTTGGCTGTGTTTATCCCAGACATAGGCGGTAAAGAAGATGATCCAAGTGGTTGGTTTGTGGTTAGATATGCTAGCCCTTTCTTCGGCAGTACTTTGGGATTGCCTGGATCACCAGATAATGACACCTTCGCGGTATCACAACAAACTTATGGATTCTGGGCGGTACCCCCTGACCTAAACAATCAGGTGCTGGTAACATTTGTTATGGGCGACGCATCTAGAGGCTTTTGGTTCGGATGCATACCTAATACACAGTCCACACACATGTTGCCTGGCCTGGCTAGACCCAACGGAAATGCTTACGTAGGCAATACCAAAATACGCCCTGATGCCATATTTGGTGCAGGCAGAATTTCTAGTGACAGCTATTTGCCTGTGTCAGAATTGGTCTATGAACGTAAAGTTTTTGACAAAGTACCAAGATTTTTTGATTTGCCAACTGTGGTACATACTTGGCAGGCCAACATTGTAATAGAACAAGGACTGGATAAAGATCCAGTAAGAGGCACAATAACCAGCAGCAGCCTAAGAGAGACACCCAGTCAAGTGGTAGGATTAAGCAGCCCTGGGCGAAGTTCTCCTGATACTGTGGATTTTCCTAACCTACAAGACCTACTGGACAATCAGTTGTTCCCTGTTTCTTTAGCTCAGCAGTTTCCTAACAGAAAAGGTGGGCATTCCTTGGTCATGGACGACGGGGATCTTTACGGACAAAGTAGACTGTTGCGATTGCGTAGCAGTGCTGGCCATCAGATTCTAATGCACGATACCGAAGATCTGATGTACATTAGTAACAGTAAAGGCACTGCCTGGATAGAATTAACGCCAGATGGCAGTGTGAATGTGTTTAGTGCTAGCAATGTTAGTATCAGATCTCAACAGGACATAAATTTTCATGCCGACAACAACATCAACTTACACAGCGGAAACACAATAAAAATGTTCGCTGAAAAATATTTTTTAAATCAAACACAAAGTTATCAACTTACAGCCGCAAAAAATATCTCTTTAAATGCTGGTAATGTTGGTATTAAAAGCGGTACGAGCCTTTTGATGCAATCAGTCACCGGCGGTTGGCAGACTGCGGCAGACCTTGTACTGAAAGGAAGAAAAATTTTTCTCAATACTGGAACACCTGCTGAACCATTATCTAACCAACCGTTGGAGTTTTACAAACAGGGCAACGTATTGTATGACAACGACACAAAATTGTGGATAAGATCTGATACCACATTTGAAAGCTTATCTCCGTTTGCTCCCACACACGAACCATGGACAAGGGCAACCGGGCAATATAAAAAGAACGACGGAAAAATTGTTCCATCCGTGCCACAAACGCCAGGAAAAATATAATGGCCAATCGAGGAATTAACAACGCAGCGAATAATATAGTAATCAGTCCTGCCGGGCGGCAGTCATTGACCAGAGTAGACGCTCCAAAAGGTGCTACCTTAAACAAAGTAAAAGACAATATAGCAACTCTCTCAAAATTTGAGACAAAATGTTTGTTAATACAACTTAGCAGTTTAGAAAGCAATATTAATGCAAATACAGTGAATATTGGTGTCCCAACAATAGGAACTTTCCGCGCTAATATCAATGCCAATACTGTGGTTTCGCACGCTAACACGTATTTTTCTAATGTTGCAGCAATAACTATTACCAACAGTGATCATACTGATATACAGTTGGGTATGCTGGGAAATATACAATTACCAAGTGTTGGCAGATTTGGAAGTAATACCATGGTTATAAAAAAATCTGTTGGCGGAAATATAACTGCGGGTAATTTTGTCCCAGGATTTACATACACAGTCACAAGTATTGGAACCACAAACTTTACTTTATGCGGATTAGAAGGAAATGTGGCGAACGTGGTAATAGGAAATGTGTTTGTTGCCAATTCGTTGGGCACAGGCACAGGCACTGCGTTTTTGACCAACAATCAAATACTATTAGGCAGCGATCACACTGTAAGCGGCGACATTCAGTTCAACTTGGTTACTTTAAAACTGGGCAAATATCAAAATAGTGACTATCTTCTTACTCGTTACGGATATAAAAACAGCGACGGAACCTGGGCAACAAAGGACGGAGTAGATTCGAACGATATTTTTTTACAAGCTACCGAAGTGCAGGATAACATATTGTACAATTTTATCCAAGAACAATATCCAGAACTGATAAGACAAGGAGCTATAAGAGACAGTGATAGTAAAGAAACTGTTGCCGGCATGCTGGCCTTGGCCTATCAATACCAGGATCTTGGCAATCCCCAGCTGAGGCAAAATATTTACAATAGTGACGGTACTATCAACATTGAAAATTATTCAATAGCTGCTAGAGCAAATGTTTGGCGAGAAACCGGGCAAACTGTAGACAGTCAAGGACGCCCGGGCCACATATATTTCAATGCCGGCAAATATGCAATTGGTACTTTGGGCGCAGACGTGCCAGAATAAATATACATATGGCTCTAATAAGATACAAAGGTTTTAGCACGATTGATCAGAACAAAAAGTTTCGATTAACTGATGCTGAATTAATCAAGCGTGATTTACTAAATCATTTTGCTATCAGAAAAGGCGAAAAATTAATGAACGCCAATTTTGGTAGCATTATTTGGAGTCTGTTGTTTGAACCTTTGACCGCGGACGTTAAAGCTTTAATTGTAAATGATATCAATGGAATTGTAAATTCGGATCCTAGAATCCGAGTAGATAATGTGCTGGTTGATCAGCTAGACATAGGTCTACAAATTCAGGTTGACATCACTATTCTGCCTGATAATTATAGCGATAGTATCAATTTACAGTTCAATCGCGAACTTAACACTGTAGTAGCTGCATAAAAATACCACTTTATAATTTCTATAAATACTAGAACAAGGTATTTTTGACATGGCTATTACTACAAGACAAACCAGTTTACTAGTTCAACAAGATTGGACTAAAATCTATCAAACTTTTAGGGAAGCTGATTTTCAGAGTTTTGATTACGAAACTTTACGAAAATCAATGATTGAATATCTACGTACTTACTACCCCGAAGATTTCAATGATTACACAGAAAGTTCTGAATATATTGCCCTAATAGATCTAATAGCTTTTTTAGGACAAAGTTTAGCTTTTAGAGCCGACCTTAACGCTAGAGAAAATTTTATAGATACGGCCGAACGTAGAGACAGTATTCTAAAGTTGGCTAGATTAGTAAGTTATAATCCCAAGCGCAGTGTGCCTGCGTCGGGCTTTTTAAAGTTTGACAGTGTAAGTACTACAGAAGCGGTGTTTGACAGCACAGGCATCAATTTAAGCAACATTGTTATAAACTGGAACGACAGTACCAACGAAAACTGGCTAGAGCAATTTACTGCTGTACTTAATGCGTCATTGGTAGCAACACAAGCAATTGGCAAGCCGGGAGCAACAAAAAGTTTAAGCGGAGTTAAAACCGACGAGTACACCATTGATGTAATCAGTGGAATAACACCAACATATCCGTATTCTGCTGCTATTGCAGGTGTTACTTATCCATTTGAAATTGTAAGTGCTACCAGCAACGAACAAAACTACATATATGAATCCACTCCAAGCCCTGGTGGCGCTTTTAACTTTTTATATAGAAACGACAATCAAGGCAACGCAAGCAACAACACCGGATACTTTTTTTATTTTAAACAAGGCGAACTAAACAGTCTTGATTTTTCAATTACAGAAAGTTTGCCTAATAGAATTGTCAATATCAACTTTGACAATATCAACAATTCAGACGTTTGGCTGTATTCAGTTTCCTCAAGCGGTAATGTAAGCGAACTCTGGACGCAAGTACCTGCAGTCAATGGTATAAATGTAATTTACAACAATTTTGAGGAAAGAAACTTATACAGCGTTGCATCACGTGCAAATGATCAAATTGATTTAGTGTTTGGCGATGGGTCGTTTACTAATATTCCTATAGGTAATTTTAGAATATTTTACAGAGTTAGTAATAACATCACTTACAAAATAACTCCAGACGAAATGTCCAGCATTGCAATTAACGTTCCTTATGTGGGCAGAACCGGCAGAGCTGAAACACTAACAGTAAGAGCAAGTCTTCAATATACAGTGACTAATGCTATTTCTAGAGAAAGTCTTGAGGACATACGGACCAAAGCTCCGCAACAGTATTATACTCAGAATCGTATGGTAACAGGTGAGGATTACAATGTGTTGCCCTACACCAGTTTCAACAACATGTTAAAACTCAAGGCTGTCAATCGTACTAGTTCGGGCATCAGTAGATATCTTGATGTAATTGATACTACTGGCAAATATTCAAGTACCAATATATTCGCCGAAGATGGAATAATTTACAAAGAAGATTATCAAGAGACTGAAAATTTTCAATTCACAAGCAGCACTGAAGTAAATGCTATAGTCAGAAATACCATAAAGCCTCTGATATCGAGTATTACAACCAGGCATTTGTATTACGACACAGCTACCAGAAACAGTCCACAAGGCACAACAATTGTGGCGACCAGCATGGTAGTAGGAACAGTTTATAAAATTATATCAGTAGGCTCTACTACATTTACAAACTTTGGTGCTAGTGCAAACACAGTAGGCACAATATTTACTGCAACTGCTGCTGGAACTGGCAACGGCACAGTAGCAACAGTAGCGGTGTGGACTCAGACTACTAGTTCAGGCAGCAGAAGCACAGGTACATTTAATAGCCCAAATTACACATTTTTAGTACAAGGAAGTCTTGTAAAATTTGTTGCACCAGCTGGCAAATATTTTGACGCACAAAATCAACTTCAAACAGGTACTCCTAGTACAGAATTTCAAAAAACTATATTATGGGCTAGTATAATCGACTATGATAATCCTGGATTAACCGCAGTTGCTACCTTGAGTGTGGTCGTACCTACTGGTTCTATTGTGAGCGAAATAATCCCTGTATTCGCCAATGATTGGTCAGAAACGCTAATAAACAACATCATACTTCAAGTACTCAGTTATAAAACTTTTGGTTTGAGATACGATATACCAAGCAAAACATGGCAACTGATTGAAAGCCAAAATTTAGGATCAGGTTCGTTTAGCCTTGCCAATGCAGGTAGTACCGCTGGTACAGGATTAGATAACAGTTGGTTTATAAAATTAAGTTTTGCTAATAATGAATATACTACAATCAGTCGAGGCCTGAATTATTTTTTCCAAAGCGAACGCGAAACAAGATTTTATTTTGATCCAGATATTAGAGTGTACGATAGTAGAACTGCAACTACCCTGATTGACAGTATCAAAGTGTTGCGTACCAATACAGAACCTGACAGCAGCGAAAGTCTATTTTACAGTCAAACTTACAGAATTTGGCAGAGAGCCATTGGCCCTGACGGTATAGATGATAATCGTAAAATCAAAATAACTTTTCCTGATGATAATCTTGACGAAGTGCCAGATGATCCAGATTTGTTTGTTGAATTAGTAGCACCCACTATAAACAGTGAAAACAAGTACGTATTTTTTTTAGAAGCAACCGATCAATATAATTTTTTGCTGTACAATCCGGTTGATCAAGCAGTTATTGTAACAGCTTATGCAGATGAAGATGAAATATTAACAAATATTTCTTTATATGCCACTGGCACCATATTTTATGCCACCGACGAGGATATATTTTACGAATCACAAGGAATTTTGCTTAATGAAGTAAACAATTATGTTGCTCGAATTGGTCGACAAGATTTGCAATTCCAATATAAGCATAATGCTCCTAATAACAGACGCATTGACCCTAGTCCTAACAATATTATTGATTTTTACATCTTGACCAAGACTTACAGCAATGATTATTTTGCATACATCACAGACACCAGTGGCAAGGTCACACAACCAGTTACTCCTTCGATTGACGAACTCAAAACAGAATTTGGTTCAATTGAACAATACAAGACTATCAGTGACAGTATAATTTACAATCCGGCAGTGTTTAAACCGTTGTTTGGTAACAAGGCTGATGCAGCACTGAGAGCAACATTTAAAGTTATTAAAAACCCAAATGTTACAATAAGTGATAACGAAATTAAAAGTCAGGTTGTAGCAGCTATCAACACTTATTTTGACATCAATAATTGGGACTTTGGGGAAACTTTTTATTTTAGTGAACTTAGTGCATATCTACACACTTCGTTGGTACCAAATGTAAGCAGTATTGTTATAGTGCCTTCAAATATTGACACACAATTTGGTACCTTGTATCAAATTGATGCCAAACCTGATGAAATTTTAGTAAGCGCAGCAACAGTAGATAACGTACAAATTATTTCTGCTATTACAGCAGCACAACTTAATATGGCATCAGGTGGTGGCGGTGGTGGTGGCGGTGGATCATCTGGTGGTGGATCAGGTGGTGGTGGATCATCTGGTGGCGGTGGATCATCTGGTGGTGGATCGTCTGGTGGTGGATCAGGTGGTGGCGGTGGTGGAGGATATTATTAATGGCAAATATAGTAAGAGCAAAAGAACCTAGCAATCTTGGACAGATCAATCTTGATGCAATTGGCACAAAAAACACAAACAAGTATTATAATAATTTTTTATAGGATTAGTAATGGCAGCTTTTAAAACTTTGCAGTTTCTACCAGAGATTTTTAGAACCGATACCAATAGAAAATTTCTAAATGCAACTGTAGATCAATTAGTTAGCGAACCAAATTTAATCAAGGTCAATGGTTACATTGGTAGAAAGTTAGCCCCGTCATATAAAGCGTCTGATAGTTATATCACGGAGCCAACCAAAGCCCGCCAAGATTACCAGCTAGAACCTAGTATCATAATTAAAAATACCAATTCGGGCGAGCTTACTTTTGCTACCACTTATACTGACATTGTAAACAAGATTAATTTTTATGGAGGATTCGGCAACAATCAAAACAGATTGTTCGATAATGAATATTATTCTTACGACCCACAAATTGATCTTGACAAGTTTGTTAATTTTGCACAATACTATTGGCTTGCTAACGGCCCTGATGCCGTTATTGTCAGTGCAAGTGCTGTGCCTCTTGAAGCAACTTATGGAGTAACATTTGACAGCACAACACAAACCTATAGATTTACTGGATTTGATAACGCTCCAAATCCAGTTATTACACTAGCTCGCGGTGGCCGATACACTTTTGTCAACAACGAACCGGGAAATAAATTTTATATACAAACCAGTCCTGGTCTATTAGGTGTAGATCCAAATGCACCTAATTTAACAACTCGTACAGTTTTAGGAGTAACAAACAACGGCCAAGATGTTGGCGACACGGTGTTTCAAGTACCACTTGCATCTGCACAATTACAGTGGACCAACATGCCTGTAATTGGCAACGTGAATTATGCAACCAGTCTGAGTTATCAATCATTGCAAGGCTGTTTGTTAAGCGATCTTGAAAACGTTTTAGGAGGACTTGACGGACCAACTTCAAGTCTAGAAGACGCAACAATTATTTTTGTTAACAATGAGTTCATTGATGACATATACTGGGTAAACACAGCAAGAATACAAAACAACATAATTCGTTTAGATCAGGCTTCTTTAATTCCATTATCGGAAAGAAATAATGTATATCAAATTGGACTTTTTGAAGATGATCAAGGCGATGTGAGAATATATCTCACAAACAAATTGAGTGTTAGTAACGAACAAAAAGTGAGAATTAAAGCCGGTATAACAAATGCTGGTAAAGAGTTTTATAGTAGACTAGATCTTTACAATCAGGTACCAGCGATCACTGCTCCGATAAATTTATTATTTTATCAAAGCGACCAAACTGACAGCGCAGTAGGTGCAATTCAGCTGATTGACCCTAGTGCTGCACTCATTGATCCGGATTTAGAAATAATAGGACAACGTACATATACCAGTCCTGGTGGTGTGGTGTTTACCAACGGATTAAAAGTAACATTTGACTCAACAGTTTCTGCCCCTTATGCTAACAACACATATTATGTAGAAGGAGTTGGCACCAGTATAACATTGATGTTGGTTAGCAATCTTATTTGCCCTGAACTAAATGATGATTTATCTTTGCCAGATTATCTTACCATTAATCGAGGCAGTCTTGATTTAAACGGATGGGCAAGAAGTAACAGGTGGTTTCATGTGGCAGTGATAGCAGCCACCGCTAATTATAATGGCACTGATTTATTTCTTGATCAAAACTATAGAGCACAACGACCAATTATTGAATTTAAACCCAATTTACAGCTATTTAATTTTGGAACAGAATCCAAAAATCCTGTTGATGTTCTTGATAATATTATTACAAATGCTTACACACAAGTTCAAGGTGTACTGTGCGCTTCCACTTCGCAAGTTACTATCACCGTGGATGGCGAAACTGTAACATTCAACGATGGCGACAGAATTATTTTTAGTCAAGATGAAAATCTGGATGTTAGAAATAAAATTTATGATTTTTCTATTGAGCTTACAACAGAAGCACCAGACCCGCTGGAATACAGAGCCTTTATACAAGAAGCATCGGATGCTACAGTAGAAGAAAGCCAGACGATTATAGTTAAAAGCGGTGCCAATGGACCTAAACAATGGTATTTCAATGGCACCATATGGATTGAAGCACAGCAAAAAACAGCAGTTAACCAAGCGCCATTATTTGATCTAATAAACTTAGAAGGCATTAGTTTTGGTACCAATTCAGTATATCCTGGTAGCACATTCGCCGGAAGTAAAATATTTTCTTACAAAATTGGAACTGGTAGTAATGATAGTGTGTTGGGTTTTCCGTTAAGTTACAAAAATCTAGTCACACAAGGTGACATACAATTTGAAAATAATTTTGATTACGACACATTTTCCTATATTTTAGATGCTGGTGTAACAAGAACAATATCAGTGAACGCCGGATTGATACAACAAAACCTATCAAGAATCACCAGCACAAGATTAAACACCTGGGTAATTAATTCAAATTTCAGTAAACAATATCAAATTTTTAATTTTACTTACGACGGATCTACAAATTTATTTCCAGTTGATATTTTACCTGACATCAGCGTATCAGTACCCAATATCAAGGTTGTTATTAACAACGTGCCTGTGCCAGCTGGACAGTTTGCTTTGACAAAAGTGGTTGACAAATTGGCAGTATTGATCAATCCTTCATTATTGGCAACAAATGATGTGGTGTTTATAAGTATCTGGAACAGTTCTACTGCATCTACGCAAGGTTTTTATCAGGTTCCTTTGAATTTTGATATTAACAGTCTTAACACCGATCTTGAAACATTGACACTAGGACAGATGAGAAATCATCTGACAGAATTTAAAAATAACAGTTTAGATATTGTAGGAGAGGTGCCAGGATACAGCAATTTGAGAGATATAGATTTTTCAAATCGAGGCGGCAGCATTTTACAACATAGTGCTCCTATTATTTACGCAGGGTTATTTTTAAATCACCCTGAGATGAATTTTGTTGACGCACTACGGTTAGCATCAAAAGAATATTCGCAATTCAAAATAAAATTTTTAGAAGCCGCCGCAAATCTAGAATTAGATAGAACAAATATTGCTGCCTGTGTTGACACTATCATGTCAACACTCAATAGTGTTAAAAATGACACTTTCCCTTATCATTACAGTGATATGGTACCGTACGGTGAGGACGAAAGAGTGGCACTGCCTAGCTACACAGTTTTTGACACAGATATAAGAGCATATGAAATCACAAGAATATTTGATGATGCCGCAGTTAGTAATAAGGCAGTTTTTATATACTTAACAAGGCAACTAAACGGCACAGTAAGCACTACATTACTGGTCAAAGGACAAGATTATTATTTTGATCAAACTCGACCTGCTGTTGTAATCCAAGATTCTTTCAATTTATTATATAATGATATTATTAGTATTGTAGAATTTAACAACACAGACGGCAGTTATGTGCCCGAAACTCCAACCAAACTAGGATTATATCCAAAATATGTGCCTGAAATCTTTACAGACAATACATATCGTACACCTATTCAAGTTATTCAAGGGCATGATGGTAGCTTAACACCAGCATTTGGGGACTTTAGAGACAGTTTATTACTAGAATTAGAACGAAGAATTTATAACAATATCAAAGTTGAATACAACATTTTAAATTTTAACATAAACGATTACGTTCCTGGTAAATTTAGATTGTTAGATTACAGCAGACAAGAATTCAATCAACTGTTGAGCCAAAATTTTTTACAATGGGTTGGAACCAACAGAGTTGATTTTACAACCAACAACACATTCAAAGCAAGTGATCCTTTTACATGGAACTACAGAAAATTTAGAGATGTAGTCAATGGCGAATCATTAACTGGCACTTGGCGCAGTGTATTTAGATACTTTTTTGACACCGACAGACCACATACCCATCCTTGGGAAATGCTGGGATTTAGCGAAAAACCCAGTTACTGGGACGATCGGTACGGGCCAGCGCCTTATACTGGGGGTAATCTTGTTTTATGGGGTGATTTAGAATCAGGATACATTCATGCAGGCACTCGTGCCGGCGTAGATTTAAGATACAGTAGGCCAGGACTGACACAAATAATTCCAGTAGATGACAGCGGCAACCTAAGGAAAACTAGCGAATTTTTAGTCACTGATTTTGACAGTGCAGCCGCTAACACCAGTTTTGCAGTAGGAGACATTGGTCCTACTGAATTGGCGTGGCGTCGTAGCAGTGACTTTCCATTTGCTATGCAATATGCACTTGCAATTGGCAAACCAGCTAGATATTTTGCTTTGTTGGGAGATGTTCGACACTACTTTAGAAGTAACACCACAGGTCAGTTTGTCGACACAGTAGATAACAAACATATTCAACCTAACATTTTGAGAGTCAATGGATATATTGACATGGATGACACAGTTGAGCGTAGTGCTGGATATATCAACTGGATCAGAGATTACCTTAAAAATATTGGCATAAATGATGCCGGAACAATTATCAAAAATAACTTAGAAAGAATGACGGTACAATTATCATACAAGATGGCCGGTTATTCTGACAAAAGATTTTTAGAATTGCTAGCGGAACAAGTTAGTCCTAGCAGTATAAACGACAGTGTAGTTATTCCTGAAGAAAACTACAGTATAGAATTATACAAGGGTGCGCCACTTAACAAAATTGTGTACTCTGCTGTTATTATAGAAAAATCAGTAAACGGATATACTGTAAGCGGATACGATACAACTAATCCTTATTTTTATATTGTTCCTAGTTTACCTAACAACAACGCCTATGTGATAGAAGTGGATGGCCAACGAGGCACAATTTTTAGGGATTTTAAAACACAACGATATACTATTCCTTACGGTTTTGAATTTAATACAAAACAGCAAGTTGTTGATTTCTTAGTCAGTTATCAAAGATTTTTGATAGCACAAGGTTTTGTGTTTGAAGATAGAGATAATTTACTCAACGAGAAAAAAGATTGGGTACTAAGTGCCAAAGAATTTTTACACTGGTCTAAGCAAGGATGGCGTACAGGAAACATTTTTGTTTGTAGTCCTGTGTCTACTTCGATTAAAGTATTTAATGAAACAGCAGTTGTTGACGAAATAAAAAATACACCAAACAGTAGCCGAGTGCTTGATATTAATTATCAAGCAATAAAGAAAAACAATTTTACAATTATACGAGACAGTAATTTATTTACGTTTAACTCTTTATTAAATCAAACTATTGGGCTGGCCGAATTTAATCTAGTGCAATATGAACACTTGTTACTACTTGATAATACCACGGTGTTTAGAGATGTCATTTATGTTCCTGAAACTGGTAATAGACAATATAGATTAAAGTTAGTTGGAGCTAAAACACAGTTTTGGAACGGAAGTTTAGAACTACCTGGCTATATCTACGGCAGTGACAAAACAGACGAATGGCAACCGGGCCAAGACTATCTCAAAGGGTCTTTGGTATCTCATAAAGCTAGAATTTACACTGCAATTGAAAACATAAGTGCAGCAGATCAATTTCAGACTGCATCATGGAAGCAATTGGGATTGAATGAATTACAATCTGGCGTTATAAACAATTTTGCAACAAATGCCAAACAATCTTTGCAGTATTATGACATAAACGATCAACCAATTGATGAACAAGTCCAGCTGTTTAGTAATGGATTGATAGGCTTCAGACCCAGACAATATTTTACAAATCTTGGTATCGACATTGTCACACAGTCAAAATTCTACCAAGGATTAATCAAACAGGGAGGAACGGCTAACGCTATAAATGCATTACGAGGAGCTCAGTTTAATAATCTAAATACAGAATTAAATTTTTATGAAAATTGGATGATGCGAGTCGGCGAATATGGCTCATTAGATATAAATCAATACTACGAATTTTTATTATCTGATTCTGTATTTGATAATAACCCTGCTGTTTTTCAACTGTCAGATGGTACCGTTGCTACACAAACTGATATTGCCGTTTTTGATCAGACTAGTACATATAAGTTGAGTGGTGCATTTAACCCCAATTTTTTACGAGTTGAGGATAACAGTCAATCAAAAGAACTAAGACCTTTGCCTACTGCTGGTTTTGTGAACTTAGATGACGTTGATGGAACAATTTTTGATATTCAAGATTATGCCAGTTATGCAGACATAGTTGATAATATGTCGGTTGGATTTACATTATGGACAGCCAGAGATTTTGATAAACAATGGAATGTGTATAGATGCTGTAATGTACCTGGACTGGCGTTTATACTCAGATACAACACCGAATCTCAAGCTGAACTAGTAATAAGTGCCGAACATGGTTTAGAAGAAAACGACTTAATTGCATTAAAAAACTTTGATCCCAGATACAACGGAATTTATCGTGTAAATGCAATTATTGATTCCACTAGATTTTTAATTACAATTTATAATAATTTACAAGATTTAATTGACGCCGAGGCAGTTATTGCTAACGGTATTGTTTATAAGTTACAAAGTAGTAAATTAGCAACACCAACTGCTGTCATCGAGTCGACCCCCAACTCAGGATGGGCAGTAAATGACAAAGTTTGGATTGAAAATTTAGACAATGAAGGTAACTGGGGTGTCTATACTAGAACAGATCCGTGGGAGTATCAAAACAGAATTCAACTAGGCGAAAGTCAATATGCCGGCAATGATCATTTTGGTCGTAGCATAGCATTGGACAATTCACCTCTGTATCTATTTGGAGGAGCCCCGGACAGTTCAAATGGTCGTGTCAGCATATATGCACGAAATTCTAATAATGGGTGGGACAGCTATGGTTTTTTATGGGGCAACAACCCAGTATTAGACAGTTTTGGTAAAGTCCTAGCAACTGCCACTGTTGGAAGCAGTAACTTCTTGGCTGTTTCTGCCAGCGATTCTGGCAGTAAACAAGGCGTTGTTTATGTATTTGAAAATCAAGTTTTAGTTCAAATTTTGGCCGATGTCAGCGGTACAGCGGGCGATGAATTTGGGGCATCATTGTCAATGGGCGACGATGCCAAGTATCTTTATATCGGAGCACCAGGTGCTAATAAGGTGTACTGTTACGCACTAAATTACCCAAGAGAAGAGGTCACGCAAAACTTAATTGGTTCTACAGGAGTGGCTACATTTAATTTAAGTTTTGCTGCTGCAGATGCCAGTGACATTATTGTTACTGCTCCGCTGAGAGCAGCGGAATATTTCCCGGGAATAGATTATACCACAGCAAGTGGTCCAGATAGAATTATTTTTACAGTTGCTCCTTCCGATGGAGATAGAATAACAGTACAGAAAAGAACCTATCATTACACACTGTTAGATACTCTTCCCGTATCTTCAGAATCTGCAGTAGGCAGTCAATTTGGTTCCGCCGTAGTTAGTAACAGTGATGGATCTACAATTGCAGTAGGAGCCAAGTCCACTATTGTCGATGGTTTAAATGAAGCTGGAGCGGTGTATCTGTATCATAGAACCACAACTGAGTTCGTAACCAATGGTTTAACAAATACATTCACACTGCCAGATAATTTAGGCAATGTATTTTACGTGTATTACAATGATGTACTATTAACCAATGGAACTGATTACTATTTAATTGGAACAAACATAGTGCAATTTGCTGGATTTAATATTCCGCCAGCTGGAAATAGACTTGTGGTTGAGAGCAATCAATTTATATTAGACCAAATCATTTATCCACAAACAGTTGGTAGTGCAGGAGGGTCTTTTGGAGCCCAGTTGTCTATGTGTAACAGCGGTTGCAACCTCTACGTTTCTAGTCCTGCTTACTTAGAACCAAATTATAGATTTGGATTGGTTACTCGATTCGTCAATGCAGGACGAGTTTACGGTACAGTAACAGGAACAGTAATCGGCCCCACTGTTACAATAGGCGAAACTATTGTAATTAACAATCGTGTGGTGACCTTTACTGGAACCAGTCTAGCATCAGTTGTTTCTGCTATTAATGGAGCAAACATTCCTGGAGTGACTGCATCCATAAGTTATAACAAAATCAAGATTGACAGCGACGTAGTGGTAGCCGCCAATCGTTTGAATATAGTATCGGGAAACACAGGTACTCCATTGATAGATCTTGGAATTGACGACTACAAATTTGTACAAATTATTCGTCATCCTGACACCTTGGGCGAAACTTTTGGAGCTACATTAAAAGTTGATCAAGCAAGCGGAACATTGGCTATCGGAAGTGACGGTGCAGATATATCTATTCCAATTGACATCGACTCGACTCTTGCAATACCTACTTTGTTTGATAGTGGGGGTACCAAGTTTGTAGATCAAATCAGTGACAGCGGTGCTGTCTACATCTACAATCTAATGAACAATCCGTATGAGGATGTAGATAATCCGTCATTGTTTGCTTTTACACAAAAGCTACTTGGCCCAAATCTTGACACTGGGTTTAACTTTGGTGCAGCAATTGACTTGAGATCTGATTATTTAATTGTCGGGGTATCCAATGATTACAACATTGTAACCGAAGGCGGAAGTTTATATTACTACTACAATCAAGACGCTACGTCTGGGTGGACATTGACTAGATACAAAGAACCAAGAGTAGACATTGGGGCAGTAAATAGTGCATTTCTTTATAATACTGTGTCTCAAAACATACTAGACTTTTTTGATTATTTGGATCCAGTAAAAGGTAAACTGTTAGGTGCAGTAGAACAAGAACTTGATTTTAAAGAAGATTATGATCCTGCAAGCTACAACAGATCAAATAGAACAAACACAATCAATAACACAAATTTTTACTGGTCTGATCGCCAGGTTGGTAAAACATGGTTAGACTTGTCATTAATGAGTTTTATTGATTACGAGCAAGGCATTTTACAATACAGAGTCAAAAATTGGGGTAGCCTGTTCCCAGGTAGCCAAGTTAAAATATATGAATGGGTAGAAAGCAATTTCTTACCTAGCCAATACGCCACCAGTGCAGGAGATGGAATAGCTAGATATCCGGATGACACAGCTTACAGTTCTGTTACAGTGGTAGATCCAGCAACTGGTATAATAACACAGAAGTATTACTATTGGGTCCATAATAAAATTAGTGTGGATATAAATCAAGCTCGAAGAACCTTGAGTGCTAAGGCATTAGAATCTTACATAACAGCTCCTAAAGATCAAGGTATACCATATCTAGCTTTATTGGCACCCAACAGCGTTGCAGTCTACAATGTAACTGATCAATTGATCGGAAACGACGTGGCTATCCATTTGGATGTGGCTCAAATTAGAAACAGCAACTTGATGCACAGTGAATGGCAAATGGTACAACAAAATGCCGGCGCTGAATCTATTCCGGTAAGATTTATTTCAAAATTAAGAGATAGTATTGTAGGATTTGATGACACAGGCTTGATTGTTCCTGATCCATTGTTGAAAGCGCAAGATCGCCTTGGTATTTTAAATATGCCAAGACAAACTCTGATGTCTAATAGATTAGGTGCTTTACAAAATTATGTAGAAACACTTAATGCAATTTTAGTGCGCTACCCTACACTACTAATAAAAACACCATCTACACTGTTTTTAGAAGATCCACTGCCTACCACTGGCTTTAATACACAGACAAGTAATGTCACAGATCTAACTTATCTAAGCACCGATGCCTTTACCAATGGATATAAGATTTTAATACCTAATGACTCTAATTATCAAGGTAAATGGAGCATTTACAGTTTTAATTCAACCAACGATACTTTTGAATTATTTAGATTACAAAGTTTCAAAACAGAATTGTTTTGGAGCCCTACTGTATGGTATGACACCACTTTTCAAAACGGCAAAGATATCAACTACACTGTGGCAATCTACAGCGATATTCAAGCTCTGAGTCCCGAACCTGGTGATTACATAAAGGTACTAGATAATGGTCAAGGCAAGTGGTTACTGTACGAAGCTCAGGATGGCGGATCTTTAAGTTTGATTGGGGCCGAAAATGGAACACTACAAGTAAGCACAGAAGTATTTGATGTGACAGTGAGAGCCGGTTATGACAGCGCCGTTTACGATTCTGTAGGATTTGATCCACAAGCAGTCCAAGAGTTAAAAAATATTTACAACAGTGTGTATCAAGAAATACTAACAGGCAATCTGAGTAACGAATTAAACAGATTATTCCTTACAATTGTAAACTTTATATTTGCAGAACAAAAGAATCCAGACTGGATTTTTAAAACAAGCTTTATTGATGTTTATCATAATCTTAGAAATTTGGAACAGTTCCCAAATTTTGTAAGAGACAATCAAAGTTTTTACAATGATTATATTCAAGAGGTAAAACCATATAGAACACAGATTAGAGAATACGTACCTAGTTATATAAAACAAGATACGGCTGCAGGTGATTGGACAGATTTTGATTTACCAAGTGTGTATGATGCTAGATATGGAAAATTTAGAAGTCCTGACATAGCGATTACACAAGATGCATCGTTGTTTGAAAATGAAATTTATAGCGATTGGGCAAACAATTACAAATTCAAAGTAACTGATTATATAATTGGTAATATAGGGCTTAATTATGTATTACCTCCCAATGTAGAAATTACTGGCGGCGGTGGTATTGGTGCTGCGGCTATAACAACACTATATGCCAATGGTCGTGTGGCTTCTATTACAGTCACCAATGCAGGATCAGGATATACGTCAACTCCAAATGTGTTTATAAACGGCGATGGTGTAGGAGCCACAGCGTATCCGCTATTGAAAAATGAATTTTATAGTTCCCAAACAAATCTCAGTTATAATCTAGTTAGAAGTATAGATACTCAAATTAAATTTGATAGATTTGCATATTCTAGTAACTTGATATTATGGCAACCAAACACAGCTTATGCTAATACTGTTGTAACATCAGGTAACACAGTTACTGATCAAGGAAATATCTATATCAGTAGCGGAAATATTGTTGTATATAACAATCAGGCCTATTTGGCAACTAACGCAAATATTTCTACTCAAAGCACATTTGATTTCACTAGATTTACAGTAATCGACAGTGGCAATACATTGCTTAATGCTGCAGACAGAATAATAGCCTACTATCAACCAGAAGTTGGGATGACTGGTCGAACTCTTACTCAATTGATTAACGGACTAGAATATCCCGGAATAGAGGTTTTAGGAACCGAATTTAGAACCAATGCATTTGAAATTACAAGCAATGTAATCTCATTTAACTATACTGGTTTAACCATAGACAGTGGCAATGTTGATGCGGTAAATTTCCAAACTTTAGGTTTTGAAGTGGATCAAAGTATCAGAATTGAAGCACAGGTGCCATTTGAATTTCAGAATAACGGATATTTTACCATAGTCAATGTTACAAGAGATTCAATGACATTGACTGGACAACCAGTCGAAACAACTTACAAAATTTTATTAGATTCGCCAATTACTGCCAATCTAGGAGATTATATAACTCAGGCAAACACATTGGCTAATGCTTATGTGTTACAGTCAGTTACCAATTCGTCCACAGTGGATTTAATATACACCGTGCCTGAATTTACTGTATCATCAAACAATATCAGCATCAATGGTGTAGCTATCCAATCAAATATTGCAGAAATAGGTACAGGCGGCAATGCCAACGTAAAAATATCGTATCTAGATTTACAACAAGTATTAGATTCTAATATATACAGCAAATATCTTGACACAGCATTGGGAACCAGGCCTCAAGATATTAATATCGTAGGCGGTGCATATGTTGACACTTATGCAAGTCATGCGCCCGAGGAATTGATACCAGGAAGAATGTACGATGCAATGGAAATGCGTGTTTTCAGTAATACAACAGGAAATACAGAAACCTATGGATTTAGGTTATTCCAACCAATGAGTGCCAATGCAGTTTATACCAGAATCAATGCCAACGCCACTACTACTCTGTCGGCCAATTTAAATCTAATAGATGATGAAATTGTTGTAAACGATGCAAGTAAATTACCTGACCCTAGTCCAAGCTTGGGCAATCCTGGTATTGTGTTTATTAATGGCGAAAAAATTCATTATTATCAACGCTATGATGCTGCTAGACTGGCCACAGCAACACCTTGGACCGCTAATACTGTGATTCCAGCTGCTACACTTATTGCATTAGACAGTAATGTATATTTGACTACCGGCAACGTTTATGCAAATGCCAATACATACATAAACTCGGCAAATATTCAGCTTATTACAGTAAATTCATTGCGTCAACTGAGACGCGGAGTTGATGGTACAGGTGTATCAAATGTCATATTGTCAGGGAATACTATATCAGATAGCAGCCTTACTCAATTAATTCCAGACGCTCAGATTTATTCTGCTGTAACAGTCAATGGTAATATTACAGTTACATCAAATGTAAGTTTTAAATTGATAATGAGTTCGAATATTACTGCCAATGTTGGGGATTACATCACGCAATTTGCAAATACAGGAAATGCAAGAGTTTTACAATCTGTAACAAACGGCAATATTGTAGCAGTTGATTTTGTCACTGGCACATTCCAAACGGCATCTAACATAGGAACCAGAATAAACATAGCTAGTATTACCGGTGGTGTTTCTAGTGTCAGTGCAAACGTGCTCAATATCAACACTTTAGGATCAGTGTTTGCAAATGGTAATGTTGTGTTGTCCAGTGTTCCTTTATTACAAAGCAATATTTGGGAACAATTAGGAACTACCCTACAAAATAGCAACACAATTGGTGCACAATTTATTAGAGCGGAGCCTAGTTATATACCATGAATCATACCCAGCTAAATAGTAATATGGATAAAAATATGGAAGATTTAGAACGTAACCCCACAGACCACGAACATAAACCAAACGAAACGGGTGGCATAAATGTGCAAGGGCATATCAAAATTTTTGATCCCACTTCAGGCGAAGTTTATGTAGATAAGCGAAATGCAATTCACTACGAAAATATCAGTGAGGCTATAGCGTATACATTGGCAAACAAAGGTCAAAACTACATTTACGAAATGCATTTTGGTAACGGCGGTACCAGTATTGATCCTACAGGAATTATCAATTATTTGCCACCAAATGTTAATACCAGTAACAGCAATTTGTACAATCCAACCTTTGCTAAAATTGTAGATAATAACAGTGCATTAAATGCTGATCCAACAAGAAACAAAATGGAAATACGACATGTTCCTGGTAGAGTGTATACAGACATTGTTATCAGCTGTTTGCTTGATTACGGTGAGCCAACTGGCCAAGCAGCATTTGACAACAGTACAAATCTTGAAGATACTTATACATTTGACGAATTGGGTCTCAAAGCTAGAAGCACAGACGGTAGTTCTGGACTTACCACAACAGGCAAATTACTTACGCATGTAATTTTTCATCCTGTGCAAAAAAGTCTAAACAGATTAATTCAAATTGATTACACAGTGAGAATTCAAACTCTAACCAATTTGAGCAGCATAGGATAACACAATGAGTTATTTTGTAAACAAAACCGATGGGTCAGTGATTGTTGTACTAGATGGTACAAAAGATACTACCAGCACCAGTTTAACACTGTTTGGCCGGTTAGTACAAAACTACGGTGATCAAACAAATGAAAATTTTGTTAGGTTACTTGAAAATTTTGCATTTAACAACAGCCCAGCCAATCCTATATATGGACAGCTATGGTACGACACCAGCATTGATAATTTAAAAGTATACACCACTGCCAATACATGGTCAGTAATTGGTACTGACATTCGCGGCAATCTTGATGTATCGGGCAATGTGCATTTTGGGCCATACAATTTTGCTTTCAAAGATCTTGATGGAAATGTTCAGATAACCAATAGTGCTAATGTAGGCAATGTCAGTTTTTACACCAACGTAAACGGTGTAAGTTCTAGAGTGCTGCATATTAACAGCCAAACTGGTCTAATGGATGTGTATGGTAATGCTACCGCAAACTTTGGCGTACCAACAAAAATATACGTGGATAGTGAAATGTCTGCATTGCAGTCAAGAGCAAATACCAATCTTGTGGCCAATGTTGCTATTATCAATTCAAACCTGGCTACAAGAACCAGTGAAGAAAATCAACTGCGAGCAAATATAACTGCGGCCAATGCTCAAATAGCATTGAGAGATACAATCGCCAGAGTGAATTCAATTAATACTGCAATTAATACTGCACTCACTGCCAATGTTGATGCAATTTATGCTAATTTGGCTGCCAGAGTTGATCAAACTGTTGCAGTAGAAACAGCAATGACAGCCAATGTTGCTGCTGCTAACGCAAGAGTTAACGGTGCCAATGTTAACATTACAAATTTAAACAACAGATTAGACAGTGTAAACACTGCAATTGATATTGCACTCACAACAAACCTAGCCCTCAAAGCAGACACTTTAAGTCCTACACTAACAGGAACGCCCACTGCACCAACCGCTGCATTTGGTGCAAACACATTACAAATTGCCTCAACTCAATACGTTATGACTAGATCAGAATTCTGGGGCGGTAGTAGAAAATTTGTGAGTACCGATGATCCAAGTGTTAGCGATGGTGACAATGGTGATATTTGGTTTAAATACGTTCCTTGACGCATGACCACTACTAAAATAATTGAGAGAGAATTTGTTGTACAGGTTGGAGCTGATACTTTGCCGGCTGTTACATTGGGCGCTTGGTCTGGCTTTATGAACACCTATGCGGTATGGCCGTCGGGCGCCGGCGATTCAACGACCATACGAAGATCTGTAAATTTACAAGCAGGTTATTATTATGTAACTGGCGCAGTTGACAACTACGGCTCAGTGAATATAAATGGCCAATACAACATTACGTTATACAATTTTGATGCTAATATATCCAGGACTGCAATTGGTAATAATACAAGAATTTATCACGGTGGCGGAGCAATGAGTATTGTTATTTCTGCCACCAACACCGGCGGACCTAGAGGAGTAGCAGTAACAATATCAGAGGAACTAGTAAGAAATGAACCAGGTATTCCAGGTATTCCTAATCCCATCGGGGGGACTCGAACTGTGATCGATGTAGGAAATTTAGTATGGAGTACTAGAAGTGCAGGTACTTTAACCATTGGTAGATATCAAGTCACACTGCCTTTCCGGGCGAATATTACAGCACATGCGTGGGCTGCAGGCGGCGGCGGAGGCGGCATGGATGCTGGTACTCTGGGAGGCATAGGAGCGCCGGGGCTGTATAATACCACATCATTTGAAGTTGACAGAGGCGATTTAGTTGAAGTTTTTGTAGGAAAAGGTGGCAATGGGGGTTCGAGTAGCTCAGGAGGCGCCCCTGGCGGTGCAGCTGGACTAAGCAGAACAAGTATCAACGGCGATGCAACTAAATCTTTCAATGGTGGTGCAGGATCTGCAGCTGGTCCCGGAGGTACTTCGGGTGGTGGAGGTGGTGGCGGCGGAGCGTCTGGTGTATTAGTAAACAATGTCCCGATGTTGGTAGCAGGTGGTGGAGGTGGTGGTGGAGGTGCCGGCAACGATGGCAACGGGTCTGGAAAATATGCTAGAAGAGATGCAACAATAACAAAAAATGCATTTGGAGATTACTCCATTGGCGCACCGGCATTAGATGTTGACAATTCTGGTTCATTAACTTTAAGTGCTCAAACTCAAATAGTAGAATATAACACGCTGCCAAGTGTGACTGCACCCCCAACTGCTGCTGGGTCAACAAAAGTTTTTGCATTTGGATATGGATTTAATGCTGCGGGTTCATTTACAAGAACAGTGCAAACAAACAACAAGGTAAATTTATCAACTAGCGGAGTTTTAACTTTTTTTGCTC